AGTAAAGGTAATAATAAAAATGGGATTATAAAACAAGGGTGGTAAGAAATTTACCACCCTTAATATTTTCCTACACCCCGGCCTTTGCCCCGATATAAGTATTTATATCTGCATTGAGCTTATCAATGCTATCCGGTGCTTTTGCTGGTTGCTGGTTATATTCCTGCAACTTCAACCGCGCCATTTCATCGACAGGGTTCTTACCGCTCATGTCCGCTTGCCAAAACGCTTTGCCCATCGGCTTGTATTTGTCCTCTGCAAAGTCGCGGGTTGTGCGTATCTGCGTACCGCTTTCATTATACAACGGCGTTTCCGGTGCATCTTTTTTACGGTATTCAGGTTTACGGCTATCTTCATTCCAATGTACATGGGCATTTTGCTTGATGTACCCCAACAGGTCTTTTGCCAGGTGCATACGATCTGCATCATCAGGAAATGGGTATTCCTTACTGTCGGAGGCGATATACTCGATGATTTCACGCTCTACGAAGCGTTCTTTCTCGGCACTAAGCCTACCTTCGTAGGTAGTTTCCAGTCCCGTTAGTGCAGCGGCATGAGCCGCCGCCATTTTATCCATTTCATCCCGTAGGTCGGCAACATCTTTACCCAGCGTTTTTTCCCTGTGGTTCAATGCGGCTGCAATCTTATCCTCGTCCGTCATTTCTGCCGTGAACTCCGCAACGGGTATGCCTGTAGTGCGTTTTAAGATACGCTCCAGCGCACCACCTACGCGGCCTTTGGCTTCTACCTCGGCTGTCTTTTTAACCTCGGCCTCTATCTTTGGGCGTAGTACCTTTTCGCGCGCGGCATCTATCAATTGCAAAACATCGTCCTGCTTATAGTCCGCATCGCTGTCATCATCCACAATTTCCACCGCATCCACCCCGACGGCGGAAAGTAGTTTTTCTAAATGTTTTTTTGTTAGTTTCATATATCGTTATTGGGTTAGACGCATATGTTATTTGCCCTGTGTAGTATGGCTTTTTTTTAGCATAAAGCCGGGCTTGCCTTTGTACGACCTGTTGTAAGTTCGTTCAGACGTGGAAAAATCAGAGCCGGGTATTTCTTTTCCTGCCGGGTCAACGCGTATTACATGCACTTCGCCGGGGTGTGCCATAAATGGCGTTACCATTTCCTGTAGTTCAAGGGTCTGATTAGCTGTAATGATCGGTTTTACTTTCTTATCGTCTGCCATGCTATATAACATCGTATTCGTTAGGATATTTACGCGCCCATCTTGCGGCACTTTCGGGGGTCATGGGTGTGCGTTTGCCTGTTTTCTTGTTATGCAGCATGCGTTGATTACTCGTCTTGTTCATGCTCGGTGGCTGCATGTAAGTAGCAACTTTAGGCTGTGCGCGCTGTTCTGTTATTTCAGGCTTTATCTTTTCCTGTGGTGCGTTATCTTCGTTGGTTGTGGCTTTCTTTGGAGGCATAAAAATTCCTTTAAGTGTAAAAATACTAATATTTATTTATAAAACAATACGGTCACCTTACCGCCATAACCGTATGCCTGCACGAATACCCACCCCTGTTAACATAGAAATTCTTTTTTGTAGTATCGGGCTTCAAACCCTCAGGGAATTGCAGTATCAGTTTTGGCACTTCATCAATATCTATCTTTCTGCGCAGCCCTACCAAATGCCTACAGAACGGGCGGCTGTCTTTAATGATGTCACCAACGTAAATGAACTTAGTGAGTTCGTATTCTTTTTTAATTATTTCCTGTATGCTACCCTGATAGGAATAGATACTATCCCGCGCTATCTGCGTAGCGTATGCCTGTAAACGCGGTGTTTGCCTGGCAACTACCAATTTACCCGGTGCTATTTCACCATCGTTCCAATTACGCAGCAGGCTTTCGGCATCCCTTAGCGTACCGCCTGTGGTGACCTGTTGCATGAGGATGTATTTTGCGGGTTGTATATAAGCATCGGCCAACCCCTCTGAAAGGTAATATTCGGCCTGGTCGTAGACGGTACGGCGGGCGGGCGTTAGCAGGGACTTTTTTATAACAAGGTCGTTATACCCTTTTTGTAGCTGTATGTTTGTTTGCTCGACAGTACTATAAGTACCTAAGTATTCTTTGATACTCGGTGCATAGTACTCGCCGAGCAATGATTTGATACGCTTTTCTATAAGCGCAAATTTATCTGCATAGGTTTGACCTAGTACAAAGCGTTCGTCCGTAAGTTCAAAACGGCGCACTTCATTCAGCAGTAGGTCATATATTTTTTTTTGGGCCTCAGACGCGGCTTTATGTACATCATCCACAGACTTATCCATGCCCTCCGACATCTCTAACAGTCGTTTACGCAGTTCGTCTATGGTCATATATCAACCCTTTCCTCCACATCGGGACGCACCTCAATTACAGGCGGTACTATTTTGGCAAATTCCGTGTCAACAGCAAGTGAAATGTCGTCTATACTGGAATTTAAAAACCAGTCGTTAGTCCTGGCACGGATCAGCGCATCTATTATCTTAGGTAGCCTTAAATGGTATTGGTAATCGCGCTGTGTGGCCGCGCCGTTCAATAGCACTATCTGTATATCGCCGTCCGACTTAACAGCAAGTATATCCAGTTCATTAATGACAGCGGTCTTTTTCTTCAGCACCTCATTACCGCCAAACTGCCTGTCAGCATAGTACTCTAAATTCTGTTTACGCATAAAGTCCGGCAGCCCGCTTGCTGTACCCTCTTTATATTCAAGTAACAACTCGTAAGCGGTCTCTATCTTAAACTTCGTAGGCTTAATAATGGTAAAATCGGGTGCTGTGGGCTGCGTTATGCCGTTATTGGTAGCTACGTTACGCAGTGCCAGTATATCACGTATGATGCTGTATAGCAGGCGGTCGAACAGGTCGTTGCATATGGATAGTACGAACTGGTAACGCGTTTCCATGTCCTTGTCCTTAGCTACGCCGCTCTGTGCCTGTTCTATGTAGTCGAGGTGCAACGCACGCATGAGGCTAGTAAACAGGTCTGCGTTATTTTCAGCGTGGAAGGTATTGATGCCCGTATCTGGATTAATGAACCTGATAAGTTCCTTGTCCATATTCTCCACGGGTGATATTATCCAGTCGGCAGGATTGCGGGAACGCTCCCCTTTGCCGCCACATGAAGGGCAGCTATGTAGGCCAAAGTTATTATACTCATTACCACATTGGCAACTTTCGGACACACAATTACAGGTAACGCACCATTGTACCTGACCATTGGCGCAATCTGGGCAATCCTCGCTTGCTGCTTGTATGAAAGGGTGTGAAGCCTCTTTATTCACCAACTGCTCTGCGCTCTTAGCACTCACATATTCATCGGCTACCGCCTTAGCAGCCGTAAGCCAGCTATCATAGTGACCCTGTGCATTCCAGCGGCCGCCCGCGACATACATAGGTATATAACCAAGCATGTGCGCGTAATAGCCATCGTTACCGTCAACATTTATCCATTCTTCTTCTTTCTTTTCAAAGCGGAAATACCCTATTTTATTTACTACCCACATATAGCCCTCACGCTCAAAGGCTATTTCATCGCGCGTTATATGCTCAATGTGTTTTGTAGGTACAAACCATATTTGCGGCTCTACTTTCTTTGCAGAACGCGGCTCTTTAGGGATAACCAAAAAATACCCGTTGGGGTCTTCGGCTATGTATTGAAAGTAGTCTGATATGTAGTTTGGTAAATTCTTATCGTTGAAATTTTCACCCCATATGTATTCCTGATCCTGCCTGTTCTCAATTTCTATGCTGTACCCGCTATCTTGAAATATAGCCCCCGTCGTTACGCTGATAACCCGTAAGAATGGGTCTTGAGTGAACGGCTTGTATTGAGACAGCCGCCATTGCCTTGTTTTTTCTGCCTCACGTGGGTGACGGTTCAGCAGGAACACATCAAATATATACTGGTATTCTATCCCAAAATAATTGGTAGGGTATACCCATGCATCTACTCCGTCACGCTGATAGGTGAACGCCGGGCATGCGCCGTCAATATGCAGGGACATGCCATAGTAAATACGCCGCCATTTTTCGATAGCCGGGTTTTTGGTGCGCCCTTTGTCGTTCAGTAAGTTGGTAATGCCCTGTAATGATAGCATGTAATATATTAAGTGGGGCTGCATTGCACAGCCCCGTTATTTTTTAGATCACTATACCCTCATCTGTCAGGTTGAACGCTGTTTTAATGTTCAATCCCAGCGGGTCGCCATTAAAGCGTATGGTCACGTTCTTGAACTCTACGAATACGCCGCCCTGATTTGCAGGACGTTCGTAATTGATGAACGGATAAACGGTAAGTATCAGCGGATTGCCGTCACGGTCTACAGGGATGCGCACGTCACCATTGCAATAGATAATCATTGCGCGGATATTGAATTGCTGGTCTTGTTTGTCCAGCCAAAAATCATAATCCCAAAATGTATTAGCTACAGCGGGGCTACCCTCCGTTACCGATATGGCGTAACGATCCTGGAAAGTCAGCGTTCTGCCTGTTACCAGCGATAAAGACGGGCTGCAATCGTCCATGACGATATCCTGTGTATCGGGGTCATTGAATGTGACGTTTGCCAACGGGCGGGAAACAACAATAGTTCCATCGTCAAAGAGCGCAGCTATATTCCCCTGTATCGGGTCTGGAAGTGTAACATCACAGCCAAAGAACGCTAAACGCGCGGGGGTTGTTTCTCTACGTGAAACATTGCAATCGGCGGTAGGATTGCCTACTAAAACTATATCGCCACAAGAAGCAGGACATGCCATTGTAAAAAAGATTTAATTATTTATAAATTATATCCTCTTACAAAGGCGGGATCGGTTTCGTGCCTACGGGCTGGAGTTAAGGCCTTACAGCTTGCCTAAAACAAAGATAGTAATAAATGTTAGTATCTACACACCTCTATTAACGCTAAATATGTGTTCGTTACCGCAAACGTCTATCAGCTTCGCATCATATGTCAGGGTATTAGTAACCCAATTCATGTTTGGCTTTATGGGCAATATCAGCACCCCCGGTGTAGTTGGCACGATAAACCCATTACCGCCGGGGTCAGGGACACCCGATGTTACGGGGCTTGATTGGTGCCATATAGCAAATATCGGGTTACTGGTAGGTACACTATTGGTATAGTCTACCCTGATAAAGTTAAATGATTGGTCTATGTCTACTACCTGTATAATAATTGGTGTACAGATAACAATCGGCGTAAATACATCTTCAAAGCATAGCCTTTCGTTGCCGCCACATAGGTTGGCATATATCCTTAGTTCGTAATCGCCCGTACCAGGTACGGGGATAATGAACGGTGAAGCGGGTAATGTAGCATATGGAACGGTCGTAGGCACCCCGCCGACTTGATTATATTCAATTATCCATCCGCACGGCGGGGGTGTTCCTGAAGTGTACGATACTTCAAAATGGTGCAGGTCACCTGTTTGATACAATGCCGCCGCAAAGTCCCAACATACAAAATCGGGTACTACCTCGAATGTTCTATATGTAGGTGGGCATAATATGACACCGTCAATGACCGAAAATTCCAGTAAATAAGTCCCTGCCGTTAACCCCGCTATATTAAACGTCGCATTTGTTTGGTCCGGAACTACAGTAGTGTAGGATGCGCCGTTATTGGCACTGTAGCGCACCCGGAATTTCTGTGTGCCTGTTAATACAGGGAGCGGTATGGTTATGTTTATGCTCGGCATTATTCTGTAGTATCAAATGTACCTGTCGCGGCCAATGACTGCAAGCCGTCACAGCACACACGGGTTATTTCATAATCATATTGGGTATTATCCGCTAAGTTGGGTATCAGTATAGGTGTGTCAAACGCATTAGGAACAAGCGTAGTGAACGCGGGCGCACCTACTACCCTATAGCGTGTTATGTAATACTGTGTACAAGTCGTTTGCGGACTGGTCACATGGTCTTCGATCGGTATGATAGCCTGCTTTGCCATTATAGTACATATGTTGCATTCGTGATTGTAATAGTAGTTTCTGTTCCTGTGGTGGTGCCAAAACCATAGTATGTTACATTTCCGTAGGTGTCTATAGCCACGTAGGTTACATCGTCTATATAGTAGAACCTTGGGGCCGATGGTATGGCTTCGCCCGGCATGACCGCTATAAGTTCACCCGCGAACGAAACATCGGAGCCCCCTGTTATGGTCGTATTGACAGTTGTCAGGCTAAAGGTAACGCTATTATTATACAGGCTGCCGTCTGCGCTACTCGCTGCCCAATCGCCATAGTCTGTAATGGTCAGGTCGGCAGGTATGATCGTTTCAAAGGTTATCGTTCCAATATCCGGGGTCAGACATCCGTCATTGCTAAACGTAATAGTACCTATTTGTGGTACTTCGCATTCAGGCTCACCGCTGCATAGTATAGACGGGTCAATACCCTGCACGCCATACACACGGTTACCGGGGGCCACTTTATCAAAGTAGAAGAACGTAGGTATGTAACCGTTACCGTCTACGTAGAACATGGCGTATTCACTGCAAAGCGGGCTTGTAAGCGGCGAAGTGGGGTATACCTGATAAGCCTCTGTTATACCGTCTTGATTACGATACCAATCTATCAGGTCTGCAAGGTCGTTTCCTATCTTGTTGCCGCTTTCGGAGTAAAATGCACCCTCCATATAGTTGCCGGGTACGGAGAACAATAGCCCGTCATTACTGCACGGGTCACTACAGCCGAATATCTGCCTTTGGGTGCAATCCTGTAGCGTGGCTACGAACTTATACAACTCCCAACAGGTATAAATACGCTCAAATGGTGTCCCTCCGCTGTACTGGTATTGCTTATCTGTTACATAGTCATTTACAAATATATTATCAGCATGCAACTGCCCTTCCATTTCCCGCATCTTCCACGCCGGGAACGCCTCTTGTATGCTCTTAATTCTGTATACGGGTGTACTTTCTACCTGTTGTAGCTGGCAATTATAGCTTATCTGCCGGGTGATAGTGCGCGGCAACCGTTCGATACTGCCCCTGAAGTTGGTAACCTTGGCAAATCCCCAGGTCTGCCCGGCTGGTATGCCGTAATATTCATCGTTAAACGAGTCGTAGCAGGTAAAGTAGCTATACAACGTTATCAGGTAAGCCCCGCATGGTGTAGTAGGCCGTGTGGGCAATACTGTAGGCTCTACAAATATTGGCGGCAATACCATGTCCCCGCTTGACATGCCGTCTTGTCTGATGTTTATTCCACGTGGAACATCACAGCATGACGATTGACAATAACGCTCTGTGTATTTATGAAAGATGGAATTCAGCGAGTCAGTAACCTGCACCTCCAGGATATAGCAGGCAAGTGTACACATGGTGGGGTGAAACGACTTCAGGCGCAGATTGAAATACAGCCTCTTATTTATGGGATTGGTAAAGAAGTAGCTTTCAAAATAGGACGTTATATTACCATAGCTCGTAAGCCCATCCGCTGAAAGTAATGTCACCGTTATAGTCCCCTGTACGCTTACGGCCCCCTGTAATGTTATATCACTAGGGTAAGCCACCTGCTCACAATAGCAGGGCGCACCAATAGGCGTATGGTAATATTGCAGGTCGTTTATGCTGTTTATCCAGATCACACTATACCCTTTATTTCGATGTACATACCAATATTGTTTGTAAAATCATACGATACTGTTATTTCTGTTATGATACCGTCTGCATTATAAACATTCGGCAATTTAACCTTTTCGCCCAACTTGATGTTATTAGCATCTAAAAATACTTGCAAATGCTGCAAGTCCTCACAACACAGGGCGATCTTCACATTCCAGTCCTTATTTAGTTTCGGGTTGCGTTCGGGGTCATCAATATAATGAAACAAGTCCCACAATGTACCCTTAAAATGCGGCTCAAAGTACATCGGGTAATTGACCAGTAACGCTGGTTTGCTCACTACGTCTATGCCAAAGTAATCCTGCACTTTGTACGTGCCTATAGGATAACTACCCAATGACAGGCTGCTACCTCGCACAAACGTTTCAGGAAAGTGTTTCATTATCCACGGCAGCAACGCTGTAGTACCGCCCGGTAGTATGGTCGGGTACGTAGGGTTAATATCCGGTGGTGGTATCCCCCAGGTATTGTTATTTGGCCATGCTGTTTTAGGCTTGATGGCCTTTGCGTTCATATAGCTGTCGCCGTCCCATATTACGAGTTTTGGCAGGTTGAATTTATCATCTTTTAGCAGTAGCGCATAGTCCGCATATTCATCTAAGAAACGCCCTACCCCTTTCATCTGCGCAAGTAATTGAGGCATGAACACCGCGCCGTTCAATACCACTTGCATAGCATCCAGTATATAGTCTGTGCTGGCACCGTCGAGCCTGAACTTAGTAGCTCCGAAAGGTCTTGTTTTATCTAACCTGCCCTCATAATTCGGATTTTGCAGCGTGTCGCCAAAAGAATAGCTACCGTTCATGTGCTTCATAGCCTCGTCCCCGCATGTATCTACACCGTCCACAGTATATAACCCCTGTACGAATGCAGGGTACTTCCTTTCTGTAGGCTCAAAGCAGACACCCTCTAGTATCTTGTTCCTGTCGGGTGATTTATCGGTAAAGTCGTAAACGTATTGCCCGGCTGTAAAAAACCAGTCTTTACGCCAAAAATATAGTTTATTGCCCTTTACATACCATTCGGCATTATATACGCCTTTGATTTGGTCTAGGAATTCATCGAGCATCAGTAACGGCCTGTTATCAGGTAGGTAGAAACTACTGTTATTCGGATCGGGCGCGCCAAAGAAGTTTATCTTTTCAAAACGCCTGATACCGCGCTCTATAGGTGCGTAGCCATAGCATGCATTATAATGCGGGTTGTTATCGCCTGTAATGTCTTTACCCTCGGAGTCTATGAAGCTGCCTGTGGGGCTGTACATGATCGTATTAAACAATATCGGGGCTGTAATATGGTCAACCTCTACGCCACATTTCAGGCATACATTGGTAATATAGTCACGTACCAGTGTCATAGGGTGCTCACGTCCACAGCCTGCACTCTCTACATAGTATTGCAGGTAACTATCTATGATGTCATTAAATGATATAGGCTTTGGAATATTCCAGTTAGCACCTAATATATTTTCTATCAGCCCAAGGATAAACAATATCGGGTTGATTGCCAGTAACAGCGGTATCATTACCGTGAGGGTCATAAACATAACCAACGAGGTCAACCACCACTGCACTATCAGCATGCCATTGGGGCGTATCTCATTACAATAGCTGAAACGCGGGTGACGTTTTGCACCGGGGTCGGTGGGGTCTATGGTATTGTTGAACCAACCCTGCCAGTTATCAGATACTAAGGTACGCTTGATGCAATTCAGGGCTTCATCTTTCTGCTTGATGATTACATCATATACACAGGGCTGCCCTTCGCATTCGTGCAGGTCGCTTGACCTGATAATGTAGTTTTCGTAATACCCGCATCCTTCGTCCTCTATTTTTACATCTGCTGAATTCAACGCGGCAGAAACATCGTTTACCAACCAGTTACGCAGCAAGTCGAATGCAGCACCTTCGATGCGTATTGTACCGCTTGCTGATTTCTTTGGCTGGTTAGCACCTGGCACATATTCGGCTTCGTCATTACGCTGTGTAGTCCATGTCAGTGAAAGTTTATTCAGATCACTTGCATTATCGGTCACATCAATAAAGCTGCCGTAATTAGCCCATTGGCGTAACAGAGGTAAGCCACCTGTTACCATATTCAAAGACATAGGATTGGGCCCGGCATAGTGTATTTGCTGGCCTGCCGCGTTCTGCAAATCGGTTTGCTTGATGTATATCTTTAGCCCCATTTACGTTTCTCCATTCTCTTTTGGCTTTCTACGGCTATGAATAAACTTTTAGGGGTAATATTGGAAGTCACATTCACCTCACTACCATTGACGGCATCTAGTAGCGCATCAAGTCTTTGCTCTACGCCCTTGACCTCTGTTTTGGAGGCGAAGTTATTGACCGTTGTTGGTAACGCGCCCGTGTGCATCATTTCCAGTAATGGACGATATTTCCGGGTGTTCTCTTTGGTCATTACATATTCACCTTTATGCACCGTACCCGCGGGCTCGTACTTACCGCCGTCACCTGTATAGCCGCCCTCTGCGAAGCCCGAAGCCTCCGCGCGGGATGCCTGTATCAAGCTGGTAACAATACCAAAACCTGCTGCCACTGCTGCCACTGCTGCCGCAATACGCGCTGCTGTAGTATATGGGTCACCCGTTTTACCCGCATTGGTAACAACAAGTAAAGCCTCTGTTAATGCTACGGCTGCGTTACTTGCCTGTAACAGCGAGTTTATCTGTAATTGCCTTTGTGCTATGCGTTCCCGCTCGGCTTCTAACTTACGTAGCCTTTCGGTTTCGTAATCCAGTATTTCCGTATTGCCGCGCTCGGCTAATATAATAGCACGGTCTACATTCCGTTCGCGGGAACGTATTTCGTTATCCAACAACTGTTGCTGCCTCTCATAGAAGTTGTTTAGTGCTGCACCAATGGTATCAAGCACAGTCAGGTAGGCATCTTCGTATTCCCGTAGTGCTGCTAATTGCTTTTCCTGAGTATCGCGGCGCGCTGCATCCGCATCTGCCTTGTCCTTTAGTTCCTTGCGGGTAATGTCCTGCGCTAGTTCTAAATCGCTAGTTCTGAATGCACCCGTGGGGGCTAAGTCGCCGCCTATGCCTGTACCCGGCGCGTTGGGCCTATCCTTAAACACATCGTCCAGTATCTTAGCTAACTGTTTTAGCTGTTCTATCCTGAACCCTAAAGGATCGGTTTCGTTCTCCGGCCCCAATCCCTTACCAAAATCGAAGTCAAAAACGGGTTTGTCTTTAGCTTTTTTCTGAACGTCCTTAACGCCGTTGATTATTTTTATATACTTATCGGCAATCTCACCTATTTTATTATACCTTTTTATGGTGGCCGTATTGGTTGATGATAGCGCGTTCCTGTTTTCGGTAGCTGACTTTATAGCTTCTAATTCTTCTAGTGATAATGTCTTTGCCTGTGCTTCAAAGGTATTTGGGTCAATAGCATTTAAGTTGACGGGCTGCTTTGATATAGCCGCTAAAAACTGCTGGTAGGCTAACCTGATAGCCTCTAAGTTTTCCCGCGCTATTACTGTTTGTGTACCCCACATTCTTCGGCTTGATGCAAGCAGCGCTTCATTGGCTGCTTCGGCTTGATCCTTTATTCTTTTACGGCCCTCGACATCTTCCTGCGAATAATCGTTATTAAATTTCTTGAACTCCCTTAAATAAACATCATTGGCTATTTCCTGACTTCTTAATGATTCATTTTGTACTTGTTCCTGTTTGTCCAAAGACTCACGGAGTACAGCTACGTTCAACAGCACCCTGTTACCCTGTAAAATATCATTCAAAAAAGCAATACCGTATTGCTTCATCTTATTAATGCTTTCCCCAAAAATAGCCTGCTGATTTTCAAGCTGTGCATTTAGCTTAGCCTGCTGCTCTGCATACGTGGCAAGGTCGGCCCCGGCTTTGGCTGTTTCTTCCTGTATTATCTTGAATGCGGCCTCTGCGAAGTTACCTGTACGCTGAAATTCACCCGCTACGCGCTTTGCGTTAATGCCCAGGTTATCCAGTATCAGAGGGCTTTGCCTGCCTATACCTGTAACTATGGATTGCACCAAATAATCTACACTTTGCCCCGTCTGTGCTGCCCTACGGCGAGCGAATTCCAAACCGCTTGCCAGCTTATCCAATGGCAGCCCAAAGTTACTGAATTGTACCGCCTGCTTCATTAGCTCCAGGTCACTCACGGTGCCTTTTGTGGCCTCGCGGAGATTACCCAGCAAGTCGGGTTGGTTAAGTGCATCAAACCCGCGCTTTACGCCCTCTGTTTCTGCTGCCAGTTGGGAACTCTTACTAATGAAGTCATCAATAAGCCCAATACCCTGCGTTAACAGCCCTATACCCGTACCGATGCCTACACCTTGCAATATGCTGCTGCCAACTTTACCTAAAACCCCGCCGCCTGAACCCAGCAGCTTTGTGCGCTGCTTTTCTATCTGCGATAATTCCCGGTTAATAGCTTTAATGGCGGTAACGTCACCCGCTTTATTGCGGTCTTGTATCAGTTGCTTGTACCGTGTGTCCAATAGGTTCAATATACCTATCTCTTTGGTTAGCACTTCCTGTAGTTGCTTGTTGCCGCGTATCTCTTTGTCAATAGCTGCATTGGCTGCATTCAGATTTTGTGTCTGCTTAGCTATAAGCCCCGCTATGCGTTGACGGCGCGCTACTTCTGTAGCCGATGTTTCGTTATATAGTTTCTGTAAACGTGATTGGCGATCTGAAAGTACCGCTACCTGTGTGACCTGTTTTTGTAACTCGGCTGTTACATTCTGTAGGCTCTGCTGCCCTACCGTTTCATAAGTGAACTTATTGATAATGTCTACAACCTCGGCCATATAAGTAGTTTAGTACTCACTTATGAGGCGTGGAGCGGCCTACGGTCTGATTTTAAAGCCTTGCAGCTTGCTTGGGGTAAAGATACTAAAATAATAACAGCCCGCAATATGATATATCGGGGCTGTTATCACGAAAAGATGAACAAGAGTAATCAAATATAATCAAATTTCGGTAATAACCCAATATCTCGCTTATATAATTTACCGAACTGTAAATGACTGGCAGTATTGCCGCCGTGTATCATGGCGCAAAAGCCCTCTTTGTAATCATGCGGTATCACACGCCCGTTGTTGGCACAAAACAGGGTGTCCTCACCGCTATTCAAGTTAGGAAACGGTTTGCGCTCCCAGGTCTTTTTCCAATAGCACATAGTGGCACCGCATACATACGGCTGCTTACCCGCATAGACAAATTCGCGTAGCTCTGCGCCATTGTAGAAGTATGCAGCACTTAGGCCCGTAAGGTCGTTGGAGCCTAATGCTGCTACGGAGCGGGTAATCCAGTCAGGGGCGTATAGGTCGTCATCGTCCATGTGGAGTATGATTTGACCTGTAGCGCGTTCTACGCACTTATTCCGTTTATGGCCTATTACACCGGGCGAACAAATTATTTTAATAGTCCCATCGGTAGCCCACCCTTCACCCAAATCTGACCATTCGTCACACACTATCACCATTTCCTTATTCACATAATCCTGTGCTAAGAATTGTTTAATACACCGCTTTAGCAATTCGGGGCGGTTGGCTGTGGGGGTGATTACGGTTACGAGGGGGTTACCAATCATCTGAAAACCCTTTCTTTCTCCATGCGACGGAGCGTTTGTAATGGTGTTTCATTTGCTAACATATCATAGCCACAGCCCAATACGCCACCCTTCCATGATCCTGCCCTTTCCCCGACTTCATGATTGAACTCTATCCCAATAGACTTTCTGACTTTCCTAAAGAGTGTAGTCCATTTAAACCAGCGGGGCCGCCATTCTCTTTCTTCGACATTTATTGTTGCCATACAATGTTGCACTTCTCCGCTTTTTAGGGTATATGTATACGGGTGCTTCTCGTAAGCTATTTTATCTTTCCACTCGTCTTGCCAAAAGTCCTTACGGGATTTCTTAGTGTCGTGCGCCCAATTATTATCATTTAGCAGCTTCGACGTGCGCACCCAATCTAAAGCCCATGGCATATAAATGCACTTCTTTTTATATCCCCAGCAAAGCCATATTGAATTGCACCCTTTTTCTCCGTACCAGTAAAACCCGTATTCCGGGTATTCGCAATCGTCTATCTTGCTGCGAAATGGCAAGTGAATATAGAAATGCCCCCATCCAAGACATATATTAATAAACCACCTGCTATCGAAATATGATGCAGGGGAAACCCGAACTGTGACATTTGAGAATTTGGGATAAAACTCTAACCAATTGTTTTTTATCATAACTCAATGCAATTTATAATCCTTCGTGAAAATATAATCCACCTGCCTATACCCAGGGTCTTCCTTTCGCGGGTATAAGTGTAAAGGCATGTTTAAATCAAGTAACTCAAGTATGTACAGGATAGAGCTACTAACTGCATGTACCTCGCTGGCATGCTCCAGGACACCCGCCCAATCGAATAGGCTATATCCATCAATAGTACGCATGTTGATGACATTACCCTCAAGTGCTATGGCCTTATGCATTTGGCTTTCGCTGCCATAGAACGCATTGGCTACCTTGTAATCACCGTGCGCACCTACTATGTCGCGCAGCCTGTTTTCCCTTAGCTTATCGCGTTTAAAGGTAGTGTTACGCCATGTGGTAAAGTCTATACCATACATGTCGTATTTGGATTTCATAACTTGAGTATAAGGCACACCCATGATGCTATCAGACCACCGAATGGGAATAATGCGTTTATCGCCTATGATAACGTCATGCTTAATGCTGTAGTCTATCGGTAGATTACGATAGTCTTCAAACTGGTATTGCGGGTATGCACGTTGTAGCCCATCAACAAAATGTGGCATAGCACCCCATATAACAGGGTTATCGCCTGCGATCTGTTTTATTAGCTCGGCGGTGAAGATTATGTCACCTATACCGAATGCCTGAAGTGGGTAGATGGTACAGGGGGCACTGTTGTATTCTTCGCTTGGAAGAGTCTTTAAGTTTGGGAACATAGTCATACGTCTATATCTAATCTAATAATTAATAACTCTGAGCAGCCAACCTCTAAAATTACATTTTCCGTGATGAACCCTTTAACCTTGCATGCTGTATCTTTTTCAAATTCACGTATCTGTCGCGAGATGTTACTTTCGAGTTCTTCCTTTTTCTTTTTTAATTCACTTATCTCCATAACATAAAAACACCCCACCCTAACGTGCTTAAACCAACTACCGCAAAGAAGTGAGTAACGTTAAGGCAGGGATGATTTAAAATATTTTGCATCGGCAGTGGTTAAGCATGGTAAAGATAATAAATAACTTTCAATATCAATACCCTCTCCTTCGATAACCACCGTTAATAACATTACGCCTTACTTTCGGGTACATGTAAGCGGGCAATCGTAATTCCGCTGGCACTTTAGCCAAACTTACACGCTTGCCATGAAACCCGAACTCACCGTTCCAAACAGGGCTGCCCATGCCCCACCCTTCTATAGAGAACGCACGGCAAACATTATCGGGGGCAAACTTGATGCCGTATTCACGTTCTAACCACGGGCGTATATGTCGGCAAATAATATCGTCCTCAGGGTGGTAGTTTTCCAGGTCAAGTGTAGCAAGTATATCCAATAATTTCTTACTCCGTAAACAGAAACCGCCGTTGCCGTTCTTATGGTCGCCGTACCATTCCCATAACGCGCCAATGTAGTCGTATTGTAACCATTCGTCACGCCATGCACCGGGGTTAAGTATATACCCGTCGGGGTGTATTATTAGGACGTGTGAGGTGTTGATATATTTATGCATTTCGGTAATGCAGAACTTACTATATGCTTCACGGCCTGTGAATAAACGCTCTGTTATGATCTCCGCGGCTCCAAACTCTACCTCACGCTGGCATATTTCAGCAGCACGTAGTAAGCCTTTTGGGTCGTGCGCGTCTATGCCCATCAATGTTACATTAGGTAATGATAGCAGCTTAAAGTCACAGGCTACGTCTGCGCCCGTGTGCCCCATTGAGGATTGAAGTCCGATGTGTTGGACTACGGATGGTTTGGTAATCTTGAATGGGTGTTTATTGGTACTCGCATAGTCCCAATTTGTGTTACCCAACAAGGCAGGCTTAATAATAGTTTCGTACTGGTTATGGTCAATGAGCATATTAATACCGTTCCCGTGTTGCCTCATAACATATCCATCATGCTCGGATAGTATAGGGTTCTTTGGGTGGTTGCAGTTGAAGCCTGAAACTATGTGTGTTTCATCGTAGAGGTTCAGCAGTTTAGCCACAAAATCAGGCTTTACTATTGCATCGGCATCGAGGTTTATTACGTGGGTAGCACCTATATCAAATGCCGTTTGATAGCCTATTAACAGGCTGTCTTTAATTCCCTTGTTCTTACGTTTGAATATTTTGTAATCAGCCGGGAAATCATTAATTAACTGCACTGTTTCTTCATCCGTACTCGCATCATCTATGATGATAACCATGTCAGGCAGCGCCGCATTGCGTAGACTGTCGAGGCACCTGCGTAGGTAGCTCGGACGGTTGTATGTTGTGATGATTAGGGCGGTCATTTTTTAGTATAAACAAAAGCGTGTTCGTGTGCAGCTAAAACGGCCTCAAAGTTATCTTTAGTGACCGTAGTACCTTTATCTGAAACAACATCGTAAATATCGAACAGGTACATAACATCGTCATAGCTCTTAATCCATGAGGGATGATAGGATATATGCATATTGGGCGTGTGCTGTGTAATCCACGCCCTGGCAGACCGTAGTACGTCTATTTCGCCGCCCTCGATATCCATCTTGATAAGGAATATATCGGCAGGGTTAATATCATGCACTTTCATTACTTCCTCAATGGTCGTTGTCGTGACCTCTGTTGAACGCCCTATAGTACCGCGGTTAACTAAGCTGCTTTCCGAATTACCAAAACCCTGCGACTGGTTATTGAGTGTTGCAATCCCCGGCTTAGATGAAATAGCGAAGCATGACAGCATGATATATAGCTCATTCAATAACAGGCTATGCATGGCAAGTTCAAACGCTACGGGGTCAGGTTCAAAGGCATAGCATACAGCACCCTTTTTACTGGCATACACTGAAAATATACCGTTCCATGCGCCAATATCTAAGAACACTTTGCCCGGTTCATAAAAGCGGTCTATAGCATCGAATGTAAACGGCTCCCATGTGCCTTGCTGCACCTGTTGGTAAAACGTTTCCTGCGTGTTGTAGGCAATGGGTTGGTTACGGAGTGTTATATTCATTTCGCTTTACTTTTCATTTGTTCATTATGCCAGTCTACCCAATTGCTATACTGCAATAGCCTGTAGTAGTATTCCCAATACCCGCATTGTAACAGGTAATCTGCATCCCGCTGGTTACCATTGCTGCGCCGTAGTGCTGACTGGTTGAAGCTGTTATAATTTTCATCTATCAGGTTTTGGACGGTTCTGTAAGGCTGCGGATCGCTTGATCCCGTTCTTGAAAATAGTTCATACCTATCAAAGTATCGTAGGCTTGCAGTGATTGCCTCAAATTGGCGTGTCCCCAGGTCAAAAAAAAAGTATATAGCGCAGGTACAGAGAACGCTAAAGACTCTTTCTTTTGCTGCCATACACTGTTATATTCCAGTGGCTCTGATTGCCCGTCATACTCTAAGAAGCTCAATGTGCAGCCCATGCGAATAATGCAATGTTCATCCACCGGGTACCTTAGCCTGTACTTGATAGATGTAGCCAAATTGGCAATATCGGTCTTAGTGGTGCGTATATTTTCAGCAAGGTTACATTTGAGGATTATTTCATCCATGCACTGGTCTAGTATCTCACGGGTGGCACCTGCATTAGCATATATCTGCTGGTTCATGGCCTCAATGTAACGGCTGGTACTATACCCTTCCATGATGTTCACGGGTGTGTACACGCGGTACTGCTCATGCTCGGCCTCTAGTTTGTATGCGGGGTTGTTGGCGTAGGTCATCGTACAATAGTCATTAAATCCTTGTCTTGCAGTTCCATCATCCCGTCTTTGATACGCTTATACATAGCCAAAGCGCGGGGTGTGGTCTTATCTTTCAGCAGGGAGTAGGTCAATACGAGCCGTTTGTATTCGGTGGCTTTTTTGCTATGTGGTATAGCTACGGCGGGGGTAGCCATTTTGCGGTAATTTGGTATAAATTTAGCACTATTTTATATTTAACCAAACTTTGTCTACATATTCTTTGAAGTACTGCTGGTATGCATACCTGTGACCATCGAACAAATCTAACTTATGGTCATCCCTGTCTTTCTTCAGCGCGCCGCCTTTAGGCTTCGTTATATCTACCTTAGCAAAACGGCATTCATGTATCAATTGCGGGCATCCTGACTTACTATACTTTATGTTAGGATAGTTGTGCAGCATGGTGTTTATGAGTAGCCTGCTGTCGTGGTGTTCTAAGTTACGGCGGTTAAGGTGCAGGTTCTTTTCGCTGATATTAAGAAAACGCGCTATCATCTTGTAATGCGTTTCATTCTTATTGTCATAGCCTACGTCCCCTTTATTGCCACTGCTATCCCCGGTTATAAACATAATACTTGCCGGGTATTTAGCTTTTATCTGTGTACATAATTCCTGCAATTGCACGTCACCGTAGAATTCATCTATGAAGTGCAGGAACGCATGAGCGCCGCCGATCTGTGGGGACATCTGCATGACCACGCATGATAACGGTTCTAAGTTGAAATCCCAACACAGACATATAGGGTAATTTGGCATAAACTCCACCGTATCGGATATGTGTTTCTCTTCAAATCCGTACAGCCAACGCGGGTCTGTATCGTCAAAGTCCGTCCAGTCACCTTCTATAAACTGTTTTTGATACCGCGGGGTCATCTGCCCCCATGTGTTCCATTGGTCTTGGGTGACATAGGCATTATCGGTAGGCAGCGCATTCATGTAGTAGTGATCGGGTGGCAATGTGCCGTCTTTGTTGGCTTCGTAGAAGTGCTTTTTAGGCCATCGCTGCGTGGGGTTGAATGTCGTAAATAAGAATGCCGGGGGCATCGGGTCTATATACCATGAGCCGGAACGGGATGCGGCAATCTGCCAGGTCTTTTCACTTATCTCTTCAAGCTGTTCTATAAAAAAACCGTTGCACTCCAAGCCGAGGAAGTCGTTAAGGTCTGGGTCATGGGTTATGTTTTCACCCATGAAGTATATCCTGCTGCCGTTTTTATACTCCACATAGAAATTACCCCGGTCGCGGTTCCATTTCCAATTTTTAGAGGTCATGATGATCTTCTGGAAGCTTTCAATGGCTGTCTTCTGTAGGTTAGGAAAGTCATTACGCACACACACCCATTTGCTTAGCGGGTAATTTCTGCACAGCCATATCAATATCCAAAGGGTTATAAATGTCTTACCGCCGCGTATGGCACCGCCGTAGGCAAACTTTCGGTAGTTATTCAGCCCTTTGCAGGATTTTACAACTTCAACAAAATAATCGTATTGCTTGTGGTTCTTTGTAAGGTCAATCGTTACCCGTTCGGTCATATCTCTACTTTAGTTCCATCTGGGAGTAAGATGGTTGGGGATATAGTGTTCAGCTTTTCGCCATCGGTGGTAAGGTCTAGTTTCTCACCGTATTTACGGGGCTTTAGTTTTGCAGCTACCCATTTACGGGCATCTACCCTCAACCTGGAACGATTGACGAACTCTTTATTTTCCTTCGGCCCCATCTCGGTATCAATCACATCTTCGCTACTATCGTCTGCAATTGTTAGTATTTCTTCAGCTAAAAAGTCTGCCTGTTCCTCTTTGGCTCGCGCGTACATATGCGCAAAATCTTCATTATCATGGAGCCAATCCAGTACGGTCCTTACGCCTATACTAACTTCAGCGCATATTGTTTTAAGGCTTTTACTTGATGTTGCGGTTATTTCGCATATGTTTTTAGCTAATTCGTCTGTATATGCAGATGGTCTACCCATATCCCCAAAGTTAGTAAAATAATTGGAAAGTACATAAACTACCCTTACATGGTCCCCGTTACGCCCGTGTTGAGGCTGTGAGGTGTGTTAAACCCCCGGTTCGTCGTCATACGGGTTCATTACCCTGTCACCCCCGCAAGGCATATGCACCCATTGCTCTACGCCATGCGATGTATCGGTGGTGGTGTTAAGCCCTATCTCCGCCCGTGCTGCCTGGAGCCGTTGGTGTAGAGTGGGGAGTGTCATCCCATCATATATCACTACGTCTTTGTCGTGGATTTTAAGCATTGTTGTAAAAAATTTATAACCTGTTCAGGGGTATAGCATATCGCCTTTGGTATTTTCCCTTCCCAAATTTGGTGAATAATCTTTTGCGCTGGTGATAAATGACCTCCAGGCATTTTTAGTTCTATGGCGAATAATGGATATACACATATGTAATCCGGTATACCTGGTACTAATCCCATAGCCTGGAACAATGATGCCTCTATTTTATTTCTCTTGCCACCGTTGGGTACATGGAATATAAATTTCCGCAATTCCGGGTAATTATGGTTTATGTACTGAAATGTGGCAGCGGAAAATTGGTCTTCGCTGCTGTAGTGTCGTTCTATATATTCTTTTTCTGTCATATGGAGTAATTTTAGCGTTTTTTGCCTACCACACGTAAACCATTGATTTTACTATACTTTCAGACGATTTTTATAAAATGTGGTAACCGTGGTAACCACATTTCTATAAGTTCCCTACAGCTATATATGTATGTAGCGTAGGGGTGCTATACTATTATATAAATATATACTCTTTAATAAAAAGGTTACTACGGTTACCACATTCCTCTGAAATATAATACTGTGGCTTGTTTACGTGTGGTAACCGAACATCAAAAAAGGTTACCACACGCCTACCACGGTTACCACATTACAATGGGGCGTCAACCTGTGTTTTTATAAAAATAGGCCTCACTCCGTATTTTTTACGAGAAACAACGCCATCCCGTTTATTTTTCTGAACATACCCCAGGCGCTGCAATTCTTTTCCGAGCCTGTCTAATGATAATTTTTGCATACTGGATTTCTCTAATTCAACCTTGATATCTGTGGCCGTGAGGAATAAATTATCTCCAGGCTCATAGTATTTTATCAGCAATTCATATTCAACCGAATAATTTTGAAATCCATCACCATGCAGGGAAAGAATATTTATTTCATCTTTGGTCAACTGCCAGTCAAACCCTGATTTGAATAAGTGGTATGCCTCAATAAACACATCTATTTTATCAATAGCATTATATGTTTTATGGTCAATCGCATTTACATATATGGGAATTATTCGCCTATTGCCCGTAGGGTCTGAAAGTATCTGTCTATCATTGGTAGTACCACATAAGACCGCCAACCTATCTAAATCCACGTTATTGCGCCCGTATGGTTCCCGAAGCGAAAAGGTTTGCCGGGATAACAGCTCCTTCAACCGCCGCTCATCTTTCTTGCTTTTGCCGCCCATTTCATCATCCATGATAATTAACTTTTGGGTCATTAATATTTCATCATCCTTTCCTGCATCCAATTTACTTTCTGCGTAATAGGATCGTAATTCAGATGGCAGTAGGCGGCGTAAAAACTCGGTCTTTCCAGTTCCCTGCACTTCACCGCTCAACACTAACATGAGCGGGCTATGCACCCCATGTATGGCGCTCATGATACCTACCAGCCATTTTTTACCAAATAGGCGAAGCGTTACCGGGTCATCTGTCGATATACAATTGAATAGGGTATCTATTTGGCCTTTCGGATTTCTATCCTGATGACGTATTAAAAAATCTGTTATCGGGTTGTAGTCGTGCGTGAAGTCGGAATTTATTATCCGCTCCATTAGCTCGTAGGTGATTTTAGAAAACACTTTTTTAGCCGCAATGAATATGGTATTAAAATCTTTTTGTTTTAATATTTTATCTGTCTCTATGTACCTGGTAATGCCATTGCGCCTAAATTCGTAATTGTGTCGCAACCACTGTTCTATCTGCTGTATCTCGCTATCTTCGCCCGAAAGGTCTACGTCATTTTCATAAACTTGGGCTACAATATCCGCCGATTGTTCCGGTGGTATATCCTCAAATTTCTGTATATTTTCTACCGCCTGCTGCTGTGTACGTCCTCCTTTTTTAGCATGTGAAGCCGCATGAGCTATTATTCTGGTCTGTTGGGAATATATCTGCAATCCCGCTTGCTTGACATAATAATACAGTGTCGCAATTGTGGCTTGTTTGCCGCCCTGTGCTTTTAGACAGTTCTTATATTGCCGGGTGGTGGTGGCAGGATCGTATTTTGATGAAAATTGAGACAATAAATGATAATAATCTTCACCTGATGCACCGAATTTATCGGCAAGGGCGAAACCGATCCTTAGCCATTCATGGTAATTCTCGCATAAATTAAGGCGGCGGCGTATAATTTCCTGTACCAGTTCGTCAAAATCATTCTGAGCATAAATTACCTTATCTATTTTCTTTGGCGGCTTACTTACGGGATATGTCGCAAACTTTTCACACTTTGGCGCTATATAAATGTGTGGGTCATAAGATACAAACCTGGCGCGGCTAACATTTACAGAGGTAGGATCAATAACAATGTTATAATTAGTAAAAAGATATTCAGATATTCCGGCAAATGCATCCCGGTGCCTTTTGCCATCTATCTTAAAAATAGCGCAAACACCGGTACCGGAAATAGATGTAAATATGGCGTGTATGTAGGGGTCGGGTGCAAGTATTTCTTTAGTTTCTTCCGGGTCTGCATTATCGATATCTATTGATATATAGCCACTATGTGCGGTCAATCCGGCATCGTTTCTTTTGGCAAACTGTCCGCCGATAGTTACGCATGGTGTGGATTTCTTTTTTATCTCTTTCTGCTCCCCATTCATGGCCCGGATCGGTAATACTATATCCTGCCATTTACCATCCCTTATATATTCCAGGAATATGTCGAGCGGTATTGTTTTTTGGCTGTCAACGTCATTTGCTTTATTGTAGATAGATATTATTGGGGCTGCCATCCTGCGAAATTCTTTTTAAGGTTATCAAACAATACTTCTTTACTCTTTTCCTTATGCCACTTATTGAACGGCTTGCCGCTGGCAGTACACCAATCTTTTACCTTTTCATGTACTATCTCTAACATCTTTCCCGCTACGGTATCGCTCATGGATTTGCATTTATACTTTGCCTGCGTAGCGATATTGGCGGGTATTTGAAAGAAAGTAAAATACTCTTTCATTCCGTTATTCCGCTCAATCATTTGTTCTACGTTCAAATTTTTTGTCACTAATGTAAATTCGGCTGGTAGTTCATCATATTCATTTTCAGGTGATGGAAATTCATATTTACATTCAGGGCAAACCAATGTGCGGACAGCTAATATTCTAAAACATTTAGGGCAATCTTTTACAGGTGCTACACCGTCCTTTTTTGGCTCAGGTGGGTTATGAAATATATCTGCCCAATCCCTGGCATCACACCAATCACCATGAGTAATAGCATTGCTACCGAGGTCTATAATAGTGAAATGTTCTTTGTTTGGATATGGCCGGGCCGCCCTGCCTGTCATTTGAAGCCACAGGGGCAAAGACATGGTAGCTTTATTTACAATCACTGCCTCTATGCTAGGTTCGTCAAACCCCGTGGTCAATATACCGACATTGCACAATATAGCGTTTGGCGTGTCCTTAAGCCATTTCAGGCACTCCGATCGATATTCTGGCGTATCTGCACCATCAAGATGTCGCGCCTCATATCCAGCCTCAACAAACGCATTGCATACAACAATGCTGTGGTCTATATTGACATTAAATATTAGGGTCTTTTTATTCAGCGCAAACTGCTCATAACCTTTTATTGTGTTTACTAGCTGCTTTTTGTTCTTAAACATAGCAGCCATTTCATTTTCCGCAAAATCACCGTTACGAACGGCCAAAGATCTACGGTTAACATTGTCTTTAATTGCCCATGTTTTGCAGGGGGCTAAAGATTTATATTCTATAAGGTCAGGTATATCCACGCTGCAAACAATATCCTCAAAATGGTTTTTCATCGGGTCTTTACGGCTGGCAGCTAAAGGCGTTGCAGTAAACCCAATAATCATTTGATCTGGGAAATGTGGAATAAGTTTTTTGAAGTTTCCTAAGTGTGCTTCGTCTATTATAACAAGACCGATATTTTTTAGCCTGTCAATTCGCCTGATTACACTTTCCACCATACCGACATATACAGAGGCGGATGGAATAACTTTCATTCCTGCAATGATAGGCTGTGCGCTGATGCCGTACCAGTCATATAGTGTTCTCCGGGTTTGCTGCAATAGCTCTTTTCTGTGAACGAGTATTAAAATTGATTTGTTGTTTTTTTGTAGGTAACGGGAACATATAGCGGAAAATGTCACGGTTTTTCCCCCACCTGTCGCGAGCTGGTATATAACTTTGCGTTTACCCGATGCCAACTTTTGGGCTATCTCCTGGGTAGCCCGTTCTTGGTATGGTCTTAAATTCATAAAAATAAAAAATGGCAGACCGTGAGAGTAGCCTGCCAATAAGGTATAAAACCCCGTATTTTACCTAAATTCTCTCACAAAAATAGGTAAAATTGATGTATCTAAGTTACAAAATAATTGTTAGAATAACTAATTTTTAGAACGGTGAATCATCGACATTCTCAGGCGTTGGGTTATGCGTCTGCTGAGGTTGTGCCCCCTGCTGCGCACCCTCAACACCCTCGATCCTCCAGCAATCAAGATTAGTAATGTAATTTACCTTACCGTCTTTCTCCCACTTGTTGCCTTTGATGTTGAAAGATGCCTTTACCTCCTGGCCGATGTTATACTTATCCAGTACGTCACACTTTGCCTGCACTAACTGTAATTTGGCATAGTTGGTGTACATATTGCCGTTGATTTCCTCGGACAATTCAAGTACGAACTCACGCTTTTTAAACTTGTCGTTTACTTGCTGAGTGTCGCCTTTGACGATCAATTTTCCTGTTACTTCTAAGCTCATGTTTATATTTTGTTTTTAAAATAATGAATTTGAATTAATATTGTTCCAATTGATTTTTACATCGTGCCTGCCATCTTCTTTAGTTATCTTAGTACAAATGTGTTCACCCCATTTGGCAACCATATTATAAGCGCATTGCTCTTCTTTACCGGCGGCGTAAAATATTTCCTTTAACCCGCCTGCATTGCTACCGTTAGCCGGCGCGCTGAAAGCGTATTCAGTAGTACGATAGGTGTGCAAACCGCCTTTGATGCACTGCATGGCAAAGTCTCTATCCTCTTTACCTTCTACAAACTGGTCGTAGTGGATACCTTGTGTAAGTGCAGCATTTATAAACACAAAGCTATCACAAAAACTATCCTTTACGTATGGCTTATTTGCAGACCATGCAAATTGACGGTATTCCAAGGAACAGATACCAGGTTTATTTAACTCCTTAAACTTATCTGTAATAGTGTCCAGTATAGTTAAAGGAACCCGGTTGAGCTTAGTGCCGTCACGCTCATATACCTGACTAACATCGTCGTCTATCATCCAGTAGTAACGGATACCCATGTCATGCGCATGCTGTTTTATAAAATTGCGAACGTATGTTATCCCTTTGTTACTTAACGGCAATATAAGGTAAGTAAATAATGGGAATGCTGTTATATAATTTAAGTAGTCTTCCTGTTCAACTACTATTGTTGCTGCAACGTTTTGTTCCTGTAGCAGCTTTATAAAGGCAGCGTTATTGACTCGCGCTTTGCTGGGTACGTATACAGGGTGGTTCATGGTATGCGTTTAAAGGTGACTCCGGTGTTTGCTTTGATCTTAGCATACTTCTTATCCTGACGATAAGTGTGACGCAGCACTACGCCCTCCGGTACGGTGTTGCCTACTTCGTAGGTAGCGTCCTTTGTTATATACAAAGCCTGCGTCGGTGCTACTAATTTCCTTTGCCCGTGTTTGTCCTTTAGATAGTACTTACCTGTACCTTTCTTCATAGTAACGGGCTGCCCTGTTGCTTTGCTGTAGACGTTTACGCCGTCGGTTTGGTAACCAGGGTAATTTGTAATTGGATGCATTGTTATTGTTTTTACGGTAGTTGATAATTGGATATAGACCTTCCCCCTACAAAGTCATATACCCGGTTTCTTTCATTTTTATAGCTTCCAGTTCTTTGGACGGCTGTTTGCAGTCTATCATATATTCACGAAAGTACATTACAAACGCTACCCTCATAAAATCCTCACTTGAATTTACGAACGGCGTGTTACCGTGCCATTTATGTACGTCCACAAATAGCATATCTGTATTGTGCATATCAATAGCCACACGGTACTCAGGCAGGCAAAAATATGCTCCTTCGTAATGACCCTCACGATATACGCACAGGTTACCAAACCCGTCAGGCAGGTCGCCACTGTCTTTATGTACCGCCGTTTGGAAGTTTCGGTTCACCGTTACGGTGGTAAAGGCAGTATCGCCAATTCGATAATTCCGGTTCGTGGCCTTAGCTATGTTCAATTGCCTTTGGTAATGTTGAGGACAAAGTTCTTTATACAGCCCGTCCACGCATTGTACGAACGGAACACCTGCTGTAAACTTTTCAAAGTACTCGCGGGCAAACGCCGTCTTACGGCAATAATGCACCATTGCACTCGCATCCATATAGCCTACGTTACCGCTATACACTTTGTTGCCTATGGTGATGTTGCTGGTACTGCCATCTTTACGGATACGTTTATGGCTGCTGCCACTTGCCTGTCCGCGTCCGTCTGTCAGTACAATACTATCCTTAAAACTTTCATAACCGAGTTTTAATGTTTCCGCCGGTATAACACCTTTACGAAACTTGAATAGCAGTTTACCGTTCTCGTCTACACAATCGGTATCTTCGGTAACCAGTGTATCGAACGCGTCTTCGGTAAGGAAGGAACCTTTAAGTTTTTCACCCTGCTTATCGGTCAGGTATTTATTAGCTATCAACTGCTGCATAAGTGTTTTTTAATAACAGTAAAAGGAAGTCACTCAGGTTACCTTTGGTAAAACGTTCTTCGCCATATTCTTTTAACATACCGGCTTTACACAGCTTCTTAAATTCTATTAACTGTTCATCACTAAAATATAGCAGTGTTGTAGTAATATTGGTATTGTCTACGGGCGACGTATCTTCGGGGCGTTCTACTTCAAATAGCATGCTATAAGGCTTTTAGTTTGGCGAGTAGGTCACGTGGGTCACAATTAGCCAACGCACGGGCAAATTCCTCCACATGGTCTTGATAACTGTTGTCGGTAGTACGCAACGTAATTTCCCCGCTCGCGGTGGTCAACGTAATTTTTTGTCTGGTACTCGGGTTCAATGGTTCCTGACTTGCGAATTGTTTTGGCATAACATACATTTTTTATAAAGTTAAAGAATTTTTTATTTTAATCCCATAATGATGCCCTGATAATCCTTATCTTCGTCATCATAAACCAGAATCTTATCCGGTTCAAACACGAACCATACATAACAACAAGGCAACGCGCGCAGGGCTTTTATCATCTCCTGAGGCTTAAAACGGAAGTCACTTATCATATCGGTTTTACCCTCTACTTCAACCGTGAGTTCGTTCTTACGTTTGGTCCCCTTGTTGTTGTAGGATAACAAACATTCGTTTGCGCCATTGTCTTCTATCAGGCACACCAAATCTTTATCGCCCTGGGTGATGTCTATAGTAGTTTGGCAAAAGCGTTCAACCTGTTCTTTGTCAAACTTGATGCCGCCGCTGTGTTTACACAATGCCAGAAAATTACTGTATTGCGGCGTATTCACCTCAGGTCGTACAAAACCGTAGATTGTACCGGCAGACTGGAAGAAGTCAATGTTCACCCCGTTGTAGTAGTGGGTAATTTCATTGTATTGCCCAATGATGCCCGCTGCTTCTTCACTTAATATGAGTGCAGGAAAGCCCTCGTGCTTCTTATTATACATAATGAACCCGTTACTGGCAAACACATCACCCCCCACGCTATGTATATAGTTATAGTTATGGCTGTTAGTACCTACGTATTTACTAGCAGCAACTATAGAACTGATTGCACTTTGGCTGAGTGTGGATTGTGTGCCTTGCCCACCAGGAAATTTAGGGAAGTCTACTACAGGTAAGGTTTCAAAACTTTGAGTTTGTTTACCCGCCCGTATGGTAACGTTAGTTCCATCTACCGTGAGTTCAATTTCTTCCTCGCTTGTATTGTTGCATATGCTTTTTAAGGCGAGTTCTTCCAGTAGTATAGTAAGCGGTTCATCCGTGTAGGTAATAGTATGCTTACAAAATACTCCGAGGTTTGTTTTGGTAAGTGTGCCATCGGCTAACAGGTAGTAGCCTAACACGGGCATAATATTGCCCGTTTGTATGGCTGCGCTACGCTTGATAAATTCTTTGATTTCTTTTACGGGTATTTTCATCTTAGTTTAAATTATAAGTTATTTTAACGTTCATTTCAGCGATTATTTCTTTGCAGGCGGTGTAGTTCTTTAGTACTAGTTCGCGGTCGTGTTCATAGCCGATAACAGAACCTATTGCTACGGGTGTGTACATTGGTCGCAAACAATAACATACCAATGCCTTGGGTACTTCTTTCCATGTGTCCAGCATGAGCCGCTGCCGTAGTTGTTCGTAGACGTGGTGTATTAGGGTGTGTGTCATATAGTAATTTTAAGAAGTGATAAAATGCAATACCCATCCTTTAGGCCAAACACTGGTTCACTGAATATATAGCCGATTTCTGCAAATATCTTTCGGCCTGTATATTCTGCCTTAGTGGGTTCGTATTCCAAAAGTATCAAAGTATCACCTACTTGGTATGGGCGGTCGTGTTTACGCAATTCAAATTTCTTATTTCGGTTCCATACTTCTTGGAAGTACACAGGCCATGTTTTCAGTTCGTGTGTCATTTTATGAGGTCGGGGGTTTCAAATACGTTACCAACAACTTCTATCGTTTTCATGATAAGCTTATATAAGGGAGTTTCCCCTGCTTCATTCTTTAATACATATGCCGCCAAAACATTAGAGTATTCAACCGTTCCTGCAATGGGTAAGGTATCATCTTCAAATTTGAAGTTCGCTTTTATATTGTCACGGCGGTATATTAAGACGTTGTTTTGGTCTTTGAGGCCGGTAAAGTCCATAACCGGATAATCTCGCTCATAGAACTCATGTCCCGTAGAACTTGGAATTTCTATTTTCCCGTTAGGTTTTAAGTAAAATTGTGCATTTTCAGAATATAGCATCCTTTCGCCATCCCACGCCCTGAATTTTCTTTCTCTGTTCATCTTTTCTAATTTTTTACCCCGCCCGCTCACTCCTAATAAAAATGATATTTATCGGACGGGCGGGGTGTGGTTAGTAATCAAAAGTTGTTATTATAAAATCGCGTTTACACTCCGCACATGTCGCCTCTCGTTCGGTATTATACCCATCATCAATAGGGAAATCACTACCGACCGTATCATCAAACCAATTACCGTCATGGTAATCGTCATGGTAGTAGTCGCAGTATGGACATTGAACGCTGTAGCTTATGTGTATGTTTCCCGATACTTTTTTCATTATGATAATTTTTTATAACAATCCTTAACAATGTTTACGGCCAAATCAATTCGGGTAACCAATTTTTCTAAGTAAGGTCCATCCCGCTCAACCTCTATTATTTTCATTCTATGCTGTGGCTCAATGGTACGCGGGTCATAGCTGGCAATGAGCCACTTATCGCGCTTGCAACATAACATACCGTGCTGTATCTGGCCGTAATATTCAGGGTGTGTCTTTTGCAGCCATTCGGGCGACCCGTTCAATAGCCATTGCACGTGATTTGCGGCGTTATACGGGCATTTAAGCTCTACGCCGTATGTATCTGCCAATCCATCGGGCGAAGCCCCCGAAAACTCGTTATACGCGAAGAATTTAAAGTTATCCTTACCCATGTATTCAAATGGGTACGTCTGCTGTAACCACATGGCCGCGTCCTTTTCGTTATCGTTTCCCCATGATAGGGACGCGCTGCTTACCTGTTGCTTACATTCACCCGTAATAACCTCGGCTACCTTTTCCATAATGTAGGTCATAGCTGTGACGCTAAATACGTCTTTCTTGCCATCCTGCATTAGTAGATGTATAGACGATGCCGTAAACAATCCCAGGCGTCTACTTGACTGTTTCTGTTCCATCCCCAAACTTTTGCTTTAACTCACTGTGCATCTTTTCTTTCAATTCCTTATCGTACAGTGGTGTAAATGGTGAAATATCGTATTTCTGCAAGTTGCCGCCGAATATGCTGCCTAGTTTCTCCGCTGCGTTTTTCAATGCGTAGCTTGCTGCTGCTGGTAATGCTTTCATTACTGCACTGGGTACAATTTGGGCTAAGTCCGAAGCACTGGCACCCGATTTAGTTTGTACGTCCACAGCCCCTACGCCGTCATGCGTTATCCATTCACCGTTGAGCGGGTTACGTACCCGTAGCCTCACATGCACTGAAACGGAATTGAATAGCTGTTTATAGTCGATTATCTCGCTTTCCCATACCTGAAATATCTGTGTAAGCATAAGCTTTACGCGCTCGACTGGTAGATACTGGTGCGCCTCACCTTTGTTTTTTAATATCGGATGCTTCTTTATCCATTGCTTAGGAACGTCCTGATTTAACAGGTAGTTCAATGCATCATTCTTTAATGCCAGTTCCTTATCATCTGTTAATTCCTGCAACGTTGGCAGGGTTAGTTTTGTGGTCATGTTATGGGTTTTAGTTACACCCACCTGCGAATAACGCAGCGCGCGTGTGGTTTGCCATCTTTAGTAAAGAATGAATTTTGTGAACTGTAATAGTTGTCAGGCTCCCATCCATCGGGGCATGTTTTAAGGGCTATGTCATGCAGCGTTTTGCCGTCTTTTCTTGTCGCATAGTCCATTTCAGGTATCTCAAATTCGTGATCCTTGCATTCATGTGTTTTCCCGATTTTGTCAAGACCAAAGACTGAAACCTTGCATTCGGTATGTCCGACCCGACCTAGCGCACTTGATAATTGCGCGGGTGTTAATTCTACCACTGCAAATGTTATGTAACTATCTTTATCGATTAGTTCTATAGTGGTGCCTGTCGAGTTCACCAGCATGTTTATTCTTGCATCTTTCAATTCCATTTTTTACTATTTTAAAAGTTCATTATACCTATCACACGCCGCCCCTTCCAATATCCCCTCATACACTTTTAACTTCCCATCGTACACCCTGTACAATATCGGTATCGGGTGAAACGGTCTGGCTACTAAGTACATGGACTTTACCATTTCATCGTCCGTGCTGTCTGTTTCATAGAATAGTAAGAAAGTATATTCCGTGTCCTCTGGATTTTCCCAGTACAGTTGATCTATTGAGGCGTGTGGTGTTTGGGGCATCGTTAGGGGAGTAGGGTGAATGTGGTGGTAGACTCAGATGCATAAAAAAATACAGCCGTGAGCCCGTTACCGAAATCAAACCTAGGCGACCTTACCAATGTACATTCCTTGTTCAGGAAGTTCTCTTTCTCATCATAGAACGCATCTTCACTATCCAAGCTCTCCAATCTAAACCTAGTCCCCACAGGGTATTTTACTGCTTCTGAAATTGGTATCATAAAAAGTGTGTTAAGAAATTTAAAAAAGTGTGTAGCGACCCTACACAGGCGTCATATGGGTGAGAGCTATCCCCAGTCTTGCTAATCGCGCCCTGCTCAGGGGGTCCCTTTCGGGATTTTTGGCTATCTGTCTGCCTCTACGTTGACGGGCGATAGGACTCGAACCTATAACTAAGGGCGCGACCCTTACGCAATGACCACTTCTGCCACTACCCGCATGTGCCTACCCCTCCCCCACAGGCCACAACCCTTCACAATGGTCACATACAGCCTTATCTACATCAATACTAAATCCTGCCCTCATGTGTTTATCAAATTCATAAAGCCCGAATATGCTACCACCATCAAAGGTTATGGCTGTTATATCCCATTCTATTGCTGCGGGGTCACCTTCGCGCGGGTCTGCTTTCCAGGCGTTACCCGAAATATGCAGATTGCCGCAGAATTTAGGGATGCCCGTGTAGAGTATGGTTAACGGGGTGGTGAAGTCGAAAGGTTTGGGCTGGCTATTCATATACTACTTTTGCTTTAACTGGAACGGAATGATAAAATACTGTCACCTGAGAAGCGGTATTTAAAAGTTGTAAGCACTTGAATGCAGCACTATATTCAGGTGCTTTTTTTAAGGCATTTGCTATTTCCTCAAATTCAGCCATCGGGATATTATCTATTATTAGCGTTACGGCCGGGTAGCCATCAAATACACCTTCTACGCTATTAATGTAATCTGTAGCTTGCTTTATTAGCTTCTCTGCTTTTATTTGCGTTGCGTTCATGGGAGTGCGTTTATTTGCTGAATTAAATGTGACATAGAAAATAAATCCTGTGCGCTAATGCAGTCGCGATCTACATTGAACTCAATGTGTACTTCGTCGGTAGATTTGTAGTATGTAACGTCTAGTTCCCATGTTCCGTCTATTACATTAAAAATCTCCAATTCTCCGAAGCTGCCGCCCTCTATAAATCGCGCTGTATAATTATTGTGGTGCAATTCCATTGTTAATTCCAATTATAAAGTGAAACATTATTTTTTATCATTTCATACAACCCCTTATCCATAGCAAACGGTATTCCATCGGCGGTGCATACGGTGTAGTGCGTGGGGTGGGTGGATAATATAGTCAGCATCATACAACCCCATCGTTAAAGTGTCCGAGGTAGAGAACGCCGAAATGCGGTATATCATATGCATACATCAAATCAAGACCAATTCCGCAATAATCTCGACTTAGTAAAACTATATTCAAATACTCTTGCGGCATCTTGTGTACAACATCCTCTATAATGTTGGTTTGTGCATTATTCCCCGTTAAATCTCGGTCAAATACTATTGGCTTATCCCCCGTGGGTGTCCAATTTTCCGCACCCAGTACAATTACTTTAGTCATGCTGTTTTTGGTTTTTAATTATCAAATTTAACTTCAATAGTGCCGCCTAATTTATTCACTATTTCAATAAGCAGTTTCAATGTCACGTTCTTTCCGTTTAGCACGTTCTTAAGGCTGTTGTAATTACCACCCTTAGCGAGTGCGCGTTTACTGGTTTCCGTCTCCTGCATACGCGCCTCAATGGCCTTTGCTATCTGCTTCTGTTGTTTTGCTGCTGTCATTTGGTTGTTTTAAAAAATGCCCCTACTGGTTTCCTTTCGGGGCACTTAGCTATTTAGATTTCCTTATTTGAGTCATCATGAAGGTCTTATCATCATGTGGTAGCGTTGCCTCTATCCGTACGTGCTTACCGTCTACCATCTGCGCAAAATGTTTTTCGCCGCCTACATTAGCATATCTAACCTCTGATGGATCGACTTGCGCTACGGCAAATCGTTGATTACATTGATAAATAGCTATTTCGACAGGCGCATCCATCGGAAACCTCATAAGGCTGTCTATCATTTGTTGAACTGTTACTTTTTCCATCTTGCTAAATGTTTTATTGTGATTTGATATTGTAAAGATATTGCATTATTTTGATACTACCAAGCAAATGCAAAAATATATTTTATACAGCTTACCTATACCGCTCATAAGCCTCTTTCAATTTCCTATCATAAGGCACAGTGCCGAGCTTTAAGGCCAATGCTTTATACCCTTCACCATTGTAATAAGTAGCTACCAAATGATGGTCTTTCTCTAATACTGCCGTATGCAATCGCTTATCTGCCTTGATGAACCTCAATATGCCGTCTACCTGTTGGTATTCACCACGTTTGAAGTCTTCCCACATAGCCCCTACATTATCATAACCTAGCCTTTCATAGTGCTGGCCTAGTATTTGTCCCATGCCTATACTTGTAGCCATCATGGCGGCATCAGGATTTTGAGCATAAGCACTATTAAAAGATTTCCATTCCTCGGACTGTACGCTTACTTTGTTATCGCTCCATGCGGACGGCTTCCAGTTCTTATGAAATCGTTTGAATAAATGCGGTTCAAATTGAATGAGTATTTTCCCATCTTTACTAAACCCTTTACCCGCGCTTTCAACTTCAATGAATGCTTTGATATATGCAGGGTCATAGCCGTAATCAGTGGCTAGTTGTTCCACCTGTTTCGGTGTTACCTTATCTTTCATCGGTCGTAAGTATTTTGTTATGAAGTAGAGGTTGAGCATTAGATACCTAATTTATTAAATTCATCAATAGCCCATTGGATAGACTCCTTTTCTTCTTCGGAAAACCAGTCGTCTTTACTCTCTATATCCTTTAGGCGTTTTTCAAAATATGCCTTACTTTCAAGGGGTGTGCTTAGGTAGCCTAATCCAAATTGCCGCTCTTTTTCATTCTGCTCAAGTTTAGCTGCATCGTATTCCTCTTTGCTGCACTCGCTATACATGGAATTATAGAATTTCCCATCTTCCTCATACACTTCGTTAGTAAATGCAAATTCCGCTTCGTAACTATCGCATCCGCTACATGAGCCGTAATACCCCTGAACTATTCCAGTTTCACCATTGAAACGGACCATAGCCATCCATTCACCTTGATAAGACCCAAACTCTTTAAATGATATGATCTCTGCGCCTGCTTTCTCTAAACATTCTTGATATGCCATATTACCCAATTTTAAAAGTTTTCAATTTCCCTATACCCCACAATACAAGCATTATTAGTAACAACCCCCACGTAACACAGCAACCCCATATCCAAAACTTACGCTTGTCTATTTTCTCCTGGAGCCTGGCATTCTTATCGCGTAGCTCTTGCACATAACGCTGCATACTATCAACGGCAGCCGTATTAGTCCGTATGTCCAGTGTACGGATCACTTTATCCCTGTACACCACCTGACCCGGCGGGCATGGTGCTTTGACCTTTCCTTTGTTGCTATCACAGTCCACTTCAACGTAAACAGGCGGTAGCGTTACCGTGTCTATCAGCGTGGTAGTGTCGGTATGCGTTTCTATCATTATCGGGAATGCCCGTGCGCAATACCGGGATAATACCTGTGGTTGTGCTATGGATATTTTAGCGACCTGTGTTGTGGCGCGGCGTTCAGTGAGGCATGATGATAATCCCGCCAATAGCGCAAAGAATGCAATGTATTTGAGTAGTTTAGTCATTGGTATGTAGTTTAACTATAATGAGTAATAAGATAATAGCCGGGTAACCCTTGTATGTCGAATATATCAGCAAGTTTCTTTTTGACTTCCTCTTGCATTCTATAATCGTTAGGTCTTATCTCAATTGGTGGCGACCCTAAATATTCTCCATCACTTTCTTTGTGCAAAACGCGGCCTACTACAACATATTTTCCGTTCATGCCGTCAACTAAGCAGAACATGCCGTCTTTGCCGCCAATCTTGCTATCATATGAGCTATCCTCTTGATATTCCTCAAAAGGGCTGTCGAAATCACTTTCCTTTCCTGATTTCTTTTCAATAGCTTTCCATTCATCCCATGTCAGCATTACGCCGTACATGAGGTATTGATTTGTTTGCACACTCATATCATTTAATTTTTATTTTACTTATCAAATACGCCAATGCAAAGCATATACCTATTGCTATGAGCGCGAATGTTAGTGAGTAGAGGAATGTCATTTTATAAAGTCGTTATAGTCTTGTTCTGAAAGTTATTCCGCACCGCAGCAGCAATCTGCTACATGAAGGCCATTGACCCATGCACCACATATGCAATCTGCCGATAGCTGCATCTTTTCCTCCATTTCGCGGTCTGCTTCGTCTTCGGGGTCGAAGTAAAAGTCTTCATCTTCTTCCATGTTGCTAAATGGCGGGCTGACTATATCTGAAATTCGTTCCAGTTTATCAGTATCGGATATATTCATTCGCAATATCTCCTTTATCTTATCTATCATACCTTATTTATTTCGTTTACGTCAATCAGGTTGTTAGTGAGTAGGTGGATTAAAAGGTCTGCAAGAACGACGGCAGATTGCTCACCACACTTCCTGCATTGTTCATAATATGGGTCATGCTCAACATACAGGGCATCGTACCCCTCGGCTGTTTTATGCAATTCCAATTCACACCTGTTAGCCTTATCTATGCTTTGAGGTAGGATGTGGAGTAGTTCAGCATCGGTATAGGCGGGGTAACTTTCTAAACAATTCCCGTGATCCCCATTACTATGCCTTAATGCCACTTCCCATACATAGTCCTCGTTCCGAATATGCAGCCCCCATGTAAATAGGCTTTCACTATCTGTCCCCAATAGTTCATCTATGCGTTTCCCTTGTTCTTTACTACATACTTGATTTTCAATTCTCATAATTCAATTTTAAGTGGTGTGTTGGTGAGGGCGAAGTATAGGGTTAAAGTGATATTTCTAATTCTTTTTGACATAAACAATAATAGAGATTTTGGAGTTGGTGTAGATAAGTCATTGGTATAAATTGCTCACCCCAATAACAAACTCCTTTCTTTTCAAATCCTGCCGAAGCATCGTCTCGCATCCACATGGATAAGCCAAACCCTTTTTCGTTAGAAAAGTTCCAGTAAGAGTATTTTGATTTCAATACAAAACCACACTTCCCCAGTATCTCTTCAGTTAGGGGTATGGGTGTGAGGTCTTTTGCGTGGCAATCCCAATCAGTGGTTGATATTCGGTCGTATTTACCTATTGCCGTTATTTGCTGGTACTGCATTTTCACAGATACCCAGTTGCCAATCATTAGTTGTCGTGCGTCTATCATGGTTTAGTTAATTTTATTTTCAGTCAACCTAATATCGTTATAGGCAATGTAGCAGGCATCAATGCCGTATAGCTTTTCTATCCTCATGCAGGCATCAATACACCATTGTACACCATGTGATTGATTAGTGCCAACGTCTTCATGTTTCAATAGTTCTAAAAAGGATTTTTGCTCTTCTGTAATTTCAACGGTTATTTTTGGCATGGTCAAGTTTTTTATTATGAATTATTATACGCAAATGATCTTTGTGTTTTATCCTGCCGAGTTGCCTGAAAAACTTATTGGTAAATCTTGTTGGGTTATTGTAGGAGCTGAACAAGGCGTTCATTCTTTGGCTCATATCTATTCGCTTATCTATCATACCTTTTCATTTATTGTGTTATACCATGTGGTGAAGTCGTCTAAGGACCAGTTGCGCCCGTTCCACCCGTTCAGCATATCCCCCTTCCGTTGCTCCTCTTCTTTTGGCAGCAGGGCGCGGAGGATGTTCAGGGCATGAAAGAAGCCCATCATTTTACCCATGTAGAATTCGTCTTTCAAGGGAGCGGCATTATCTCGTTTCCCCTCTATCGCCTCAATAGCTTGTTCTATTAATGGTTTATCCATTGGTGGTGGTTTTAAATTCTATACTTATTAATGACGGCTTCCAATTCAAGCATGAACGGCTCTATTTCTGCGTCACTTATCCAACAGATGTTCTTCCCATCTATGTTAACTGCGGTGTCAGTGTCGCCGTGTGACTGTTCGAAGTCTATCTCTACTTCATTTCCTAGTTGTCTTGTGTATTTCATGGTTATAATTTTATAAATATGGAATAGTAGCGATAGCCACAATGAATGTCAGTGCAATTAATACTATTAGGACTATTGCGTCCGAGTCTATTCCCCCTTTACCCTTTCCCATCTTCATTAATTTTAGTAACGTCCAGGGCGATGTTAGTTTCAAAAAGGTCTATACCCATGTATGGGACGTGGTAGGATTTGGAGCGGAGGAAGTCGGAGACATCCATATTAACCCATCCAGTAGTCTTATTGTCAAGTATAGACCCATTATGGTAAATATGCACACAATCAAAACCAAACCAAACATCTGTACGATTATCTTCTCTGACCACTTGAAAAGGTATAGCGCAATGTTCTCTATTTATTGCGTTTTCGTTTACCAGCTTCGCCACCTCTACCGCATGTTCATCCGAAATAGCACTCAGGGGGGTGAGGAGTAGTTTATCAATTCTATCGGAGTAGTTGGCAAGAAAATGCAAACTGAGTGTCGTAGTATGCCGAGACAAAGTCCAGCCAGACAACTTCTTACATTTTACTTCACATCCAATGTGTGCGCCATATATTTTATCCCGTACTTCATTACTTATTTCCATCGGTTGTAGTTTGTGTGGTGAGTAAATCGGGGTTGTCTGTGGTGTTTCCTATAATTTCGATTTCAGATATCCTGACGTGCAAGTATTCATTCCAATCTATCTTCAATTGCCCCCACTTTATTTTAAAACCAGTGCGTTCTACGTCAGGCACGATACATCCAATATTTTTATCCCCATATGCCGCCCATAATATTATATCTCCCTCATAAATATCCACTCCGTTCTTATCCTTCAACCCTGTTGCCTGCCCAACGGTTGCGGGGTCAACTTCTACGCGCACAAGTTGTATGTATGCGCCTGTGTGTTTTGGGTAGTAGATGTAATGCTTTGCCCATTCTATGTCGGCTACATAAAACCCATACGCCCATCCTTTCCCGTCTATTCGTTTACCTCTGTATTTGTGCATGTGGTTATACTTTTTCGTATGTATTATGGAATATATCGGGTTTGCACGGGTATAGTTTACGCCAATTAGTAGGGAACGGCTCCTTTATAAGATAGTCTCCTAAAGAACACATCATTTCGCCTTCCAATGTTGGTATCTTAAGACAAGGTTTGCCTTCCTCGTCCCACCCATGATGAACATTCATTTGAATTGAAGTAGCCCATCTGTACACCTGATCTTTCGTGCGGTAATCGAAGAGCATTGCTTCTATTTCTATGGGTTTCTTTCTGTATTTCATTTGTTCAAATATTTTTTAGCCAACGTAGCAAAGCCTGCAAATTTTGATAAATTTATTTTATCGTCCATGTCTGGGTTATCTATCACGCCTACAATGCCATTTAATATCTCGTCTATCTGCTCTCTTTTTATTTGCCTTTTTGGTTTGTCGTTGCACTTTTCTTCTGGCCATTTTAGAAGCCTTTTTATAGCATTACCTCCTTGTGCTGCATTTTCACAAGCGGCCTGAGACTTGCCATAAGTAGTTACGTGCTGAATTCCCGACTCGTAATTAGCTCCTACTATGATAACTTCATCGTACCCTAACTTTGATATTTCCTTTGCGGTGGTTATCGGTATTCTTTTTATGTTACTTTCCATTTTGTTTTTTATTTGAATCACTTAAATATTTTTCATGGAGTTCGATGGTGGTGACGTATTGGCAATTAGAATACATTAGGCTCCACTTATTCAGTTTTGGGTCGTAAAACATTTCTCCTATTGACATACCTCTTATGCACCACTCCGCAAACTCTACGGCGTGTTGCTGAAGGAGGGTGAGAACAAATGTTGTAGCATCGTCGGCTTCCATTCCATTTATTACTGCTAATATTCCTTTCTCTATCTTTTCCATCTTATCCCTTTTTATATGGTTTAGGTAGTGGCTGGTAGGCAGTGGGGCTAATAGCTTTAAAATTATTATCAAACCATTGTTGCTTTTCGTATACATAATGCCCTACAGCTATTAATCCATATGGGTTATCAGGTAACGTTACATTTACGTCAATAGACTTTGCGGGGTCGTCCTTATCCGCTTCCGGCATCTCACACCCCTTCACCACCTCTATCCACTTGTCTGCGGTATAGCCTGCGATGAATGCTTCTTGCTTAGACTTCTGTACATCTTTCCTATAAGAATTTTGATAGTCAAATATCGGATACCGCGCCGCCGCTTCCTGTTCTGCTCTTTTTTGTGTGGTCATGGGTTAATGTTTAGTCGTTGTCAAGAAATACTTTTACAATAGCGTGCGCACCATATTTTACAGCATCTTCCTTTGCGGTCTTTCTATACCAGTATATAGGTAGCTGCCCGTTAATACTTATCGGGTTGTGGTTCTTATTGACTAGCATATAATAAGCTGGCCTTACTGATGGCATTATCCATCCTGTTACTGTAATTTTCTTTTCCATATCTCTTTACATTTTTACCAATTCCCCCACCCATTTAATCATCCACAACATAAATGAGGCGAATATTATCCAGCCCCCTAGTAAGGCCATGAATTGCAACTGGTGTGGTTTGTGTTTAGTTGGCATGGGTGGTGTTATTTTGGGTATTGTTTATAATATGCTGCTACCAATTCATAATACAGGTTTCATTTTCTCCCACAGTTCCAGCTTTGCGGCGTGGATTTCGTCGGGGGTTAGAGGATGGTTAGGGTCATTACGTTTAAGGTAGTGGCAAACGCCAGGCTCTCTTGGGTGGAAATACGAAATTTCATAACTGTACTCGCGACCATTGTAAACTACCTCTATTCTCCATTGCACCCCGTCATCCCGTTTAATTATCTTTTCGTGTGTCATCTCTAATCCATTTTATGAGGTTCGTTATCGGCTGTGGGGTCGTAGGGGGTGGATGAGCGGGATAAAAGCCACCCATAGATACCCGCCGATGCATACACCCCTACAAGGGCAACCGCAAACAACTGCCACGAACAGCACATAGTATGGTTAATATATATCGCCGTCGAAATTAGTGCCAAGGTTGGTATTAACATTAAGTGCCTCATCGTTTCTCCTTTTTAAAGTACCCTTTTTTAATGGCGAAGTTTAACATGTCTGTGACCACCCGACCGAATGACCACACCTTTTTATCAGCATGCTCTGAAATCTTTTGATCGTGTTCTTCTGAAAAACGTATGCCTTTTGGTTTAGTCATAATGTTGTTTTAAAAACGCCCCTACTAACAATTGCTTTCGGGGCATTTAGCGTGGTTATACTACGTGATTGTCAGGGTATTTGGTAGCTAACGGCCTGTAATTCCCATCTGCTTTCTTTTTACAAGCGGGGCACTCCATGTTAGGTATTACATTTTCGTGAAAGTTAGAGTCATCATACCCGCTAGATTTGTGAGCATGTCCGCAATGTTCGCATTCGTAAATTGCTGTAAAGTCCCTTCTGCTTTGTGATAAAATTTCTTTGATTTTCATTTTGCTAAATGTTTAATTGTTACTTGATGATGTAAACATAGTGCACAATGTGCACACTACCAAATACTTTTTATCTATCAATGTACCTACAATGTATAGGGTGTTGTTATAGTGCATTAAAAAAGCCCCTGCTACGGGGCTGTGGTGGGAAATGTGAGGGATATAACCCTTAGTTTAGACCTAGCTAGGCTCTTTTCCTTGTCTCCAACTTTTACCGAATACGATCCATTCGACTTCACTGTTTTTTTATACCATGTGTGAGATAAACTAACTTTACTACGCCCCCAACAAGAATATAGCTCGCCTTTACTTGAAACAGCGTAGCCGAAATAACACTCAAAGCCTTTGATTGTAGTAAGCAGCACTAAACCATTAGGCAGCATAGGCAACGGTTTGCCTAAAATAATGTCTTTTTTAGCATTGCCGTTTCTCAATAAAAGTATCTGCCTACGCTTTTCTTCTAATTCACAGTCTGTCGGTTCTATGCCGGACTGTTTCAATAGGTCTGAAATGTACCAGTTAGGTAGTTTTTGCCTGGCGTCTTTAAGCCATTCTTTATTATACAAAAGTAATGCCCTGTATAACTTAGGTTGTGATTTTATATGCTTACGCTGTTGGTCTGCCAACACCCTGCCTATCAGCTTATGCATGTCCACCTCTGGCTTCTCATATTGTAGTAGTAGTGCATCGTGAACTATATCCTCAGGAGATATGACATCAGATATTATTTTGAAGTGCCTTTTAGTGAGCCAGTATTCAGCGTATTTAACAAAGCTATGGTACTCTTTATCTGTCATGCCTTTAGTAAAATTAACTAACTTTACCCAAAAAAACTATGACCACAGAATTGATATTAGAAGGCGAATACGATACAGAACAAGACGCGCTTGATGCCATATCAGGCGTAGTAGACGGCTATACGAGCATGACAGCCGAGAACGGACAGACCATTGTAGATACGGGGAACGGCGCGGGGTTACTGACTGTAAGAAATGAATTTATTGCTGAATTGGGCAAATTCATTGTGCGTGCGTGGCTTACCCTGCTGGGTGTCCCCTATCCCCTGCTGCCTTAGCACTTCCATTCTATATTCTATAGCCTGCATTTCCAATAAATGCAGGCTATCACTACTTTTTACCGCGCTTCCTAATGGCAGGGGCAAGATACACAGTATCACGATAGCCCGTAGCAAGGTCACGCCATGCACGCATCTCTTCCTCCACGTACTGAAGATGCCTTTGGCGCGTATCGTTGTGTGATGCTCGCTCCCTGGTAAGTTCAGAATATAGTTGTAAGACAGCATTACTTAGGGCGATTATTACCACATATACAAAGCCTTTTTGCAGGCTCTTTAATTGATCGTCTGAAAACCATGCCACGGGGTTAAATGTAACGTATAAATACGGGGTGTAAGAGGGTATTTTTACGGGGTGTCGGTGTCAAACTTTGATTTATCTACACCGAAACCGCGCCCTATTCCCCATATCAGGTAATCAAGCCCTTTCATAGCTAGCAGTGCCTCAAATTTATACTCTTCCGGTATCAGGTTGGTGCCTGCCATCCATATACCTATACCCATAGTTAGGTTAAAAACGATCCTGAAAACCCATGTCATCCACTTAGGTGTAGGCTTCGTAATGCTTAGTACTGTTTTATCTGACATAATACTTAATTTAAAAAACTGTTTGATCAAATGCAAATTCTATCCAACTATTCCCGCTGGTGGCCGTCTCGTTCACTGGCAGATCACTGCCTGATAGTGTTTGGAACGGGAAAGTATAGTTTCGTGGGAAAGCCCCGGAGCTTATTAACGTAACCCCTACCTCTACCACTACGTAGTCTCCTGTTTGCGCTGATACAGAGGTCATCGCCGTAGATGCTGGTGTGTACCTGTTGGTATAGGTAGCATCTGTTATATTACTGCCACCTGCTCCTGTAGATAGCGTATTGAGCAGCGTACCTCGCACTGTACCACCGCTTGATATTACACGTATCAATACAGTGGTGTATGCCGTAGTGCTGAATGCTGAACTTGCCAAACATCTTACCTGCCCCCGTACCGTACCAGTTATAGTTACATTGCTAGCCACTGTAGACACGGATACAAACTGCCCTGCCAGTGCTGTTTGATTGTTTGCCGTAATATTTGCTGTAGCCTGGAATGCAGATGTGTTGTTATCCGTTATGGTTAGCGGCCTGCGTATGGCCCCGGTCGTAACTGTCCAGCTACCGAACGTAGGGCTTATGGCCGAACTGCCTGTACCTTCAAAATACATGCGTACCGTTTGGGGTGTAGGGGGCGGGCCGCCGCCATGCCGCCACCCATTGACCAACATACGCTGTCCAAATGCTGTATTGCAGATAAGCAGCAATACTATAATCCATCCGTAAGTCCTACCAAATCCCATATCGTGTCCGCAAAGTTATAAACGAATTGTACATACATTGTTTTACTCAATACCGTAGTTGTGGGCAGTGCTATGTCAGTGCCGCCCCTATAGGCTGCATTCCAACCCAGCGCCCGCGCTGTACCATTGTCCTTGATGCGGATCAATAGCTGCTGCCCGTCAACGGGTGTCCCTGTAGGTGCGCCAAACGTTGGAGCCGTAGCCAATGCTGTTACAGTATATATATCGTGCGCATCCGCATCGGGTGTAGGGGTTGAGCTTGATGCCGTAGTGCCTATGCGGGGGGTTATGCGTTTGTTGGTTAGTGTAGTTGTGCTTGTAGCTGTAGGCAATGCGGTACCGCCCACGGTGGGGGCATTGGTGCTTTCTATGTCGGTTGCCCATAGCTTGTTTACCCTACTGCCGGTAGAACCTATACTACCCGTTATGGTCATGCTGCTCGATCCAAGTGCAAGTGTACCGGTAACATTAGCTGTACCGTCAAAATTCTGTCCCCATATGGTACGTGCCGTCTGCAATGCAGTTGCGGTACCCGCATTACCTGTTACGCTGGTTTGATCGCCTGTGTTGGTGCCTGATGTGTTGCCTATTACTGTTTTTTCTGCATCGGTAACGAAGTTGTTATTGGATTGTAGGGCAATGGACAGTGTAGGTGTAGACGTGCTGGTAGATACCGTGCCATCGAAGCCCCCGCCATCTGTAAATACGAAGTCGGTAACGGTGCCACTACCGCCGGGCGTACCATTACTCGCTGCTGTGATACGCCCGTTAGCATCTACCGTTATATTGGCATTGGTATAACTCGCGGCGCTTACGCCTGTGGTGTTCAATTGCCCGCTGCCTATACTACCCGACCCGATAGTCAGATTGCTACCTGATAATATAAGCGGTGAAATCCATCCTATTTCTTCTACATATCCTGGGCTGCCCGCATAGCGCCCTAGCAGCCTGTTGTTGGTTATATTGTTGATACCTCTTATATTGTAATCGGTAGCTAGTTGGTTGCTGGTATCTGACCACTGTAGGCCGCCTGCCGCAATCGCTGTGTACACATTCTTTGCAAACGTATCCAGTGCATACCACGGCACCAACTCGCTGCTGTCTACTGAAAATGCATTGGCAGATAGGTTGAGGCCGTAGCCTGCTGTGTATGGTGTGCTGCCGGGTATGCTGTAAACGTATTGTGCTAGGCTGTCAATGTCGTATTTTGTGGCTATAACTGCGGGTGTATCGGTGTATTTCACAAAGTTCGCACTATCAATTGTGGGGATGTCACTAGTCAAAGCTATCGTACCGCTTGCATCAGGAAAAGCTATTGCCCTTGTCCCGGTGGCGGTTGATGTTAGTGTAGTTGAATTAGCCCCGTCACTAAACTTTAATGAAACGTCATCTAATATAGACTGCGAACTACCGCCAGGGGCTATTGCTACAGAACTTGTACCTATAAAATCTATCCCCTGAACATAAGCCCCTGTTATGTCATTTACTATAATGTCATGGGTACTTGTGTTGCCTGCTGCTAGTACTTGATCTAACGTTGGGGTCGCCCCACCGCTTGCCGCGCGGATTGCTGCTGCTGTGTCTGCGAGTGCTGATAATGTAGCATACGCAGCCAAAGCCCCCGACTTCACAAACCCCCCGCAATCGTAATGCACTATCTTATAATTAGTACCATCATATTGCACTATTACAGGGCAGGTAGTATCTGTAAACACATAATTAGCATTACCATTTATCAACCCTGATGATGGTTTTATTACTACGCTATTAGCAGATGATTGTTTCTTAATGGTCCAGTAAGTATTGGCCCAAACTCCGACAGATGTTCCGCTAAGTGTTAAAGTATCATTACTACTATTTGTTATACAATATATAATCGAGTGTTTTCTACCAACAGTTAGATTCCCATTTGTTACTGTGGTTGCTGGTGTTATTATGGAATTTCCATTGCTCAGCAACATCCCCCATGGTCCCCATGTACCGTTTGCTATTCTATGCCTATAGGAGGGTGCTGCTGGGACATTTGTATTTACGCCCATAGGTGTTAACCACTGAGTAAGAAATAATCCATCTGCGCCCGAAAATGTTTCTCCAAAATAATATTCAGGGATATTGGGATTGTTTGACGCTACTCCATTACCTAGTATATACCCATCCCAAACCCCAGGGGTAGTCAAAGTATTGAAATCAGGAGTACCTAAATCGGCAGGATTTTTCCAGTTATATCGTGTATTATTCTTTGCGGTGGTAAATTCTCCAAGACTACTTCTATTAAACATTAACGTCCCTGAGTTATTTATCTCATAAGTGCTATCTAATTGCTTGTATTGGTAACCTTTTGATGTGCTTGTGTTTTTACCGAATATTTCCCTGTAATACTGAAAGGTCTTTAAACTATCCACCACCACATTAGAAACCCTATTGCTTCCCCTATCACCTATCAGGTATAAGGTGTGGGTTGTACCGGGTGTGGTCATTCTTGCATTTATCAAGCCCCCAAGGTCGTTACCTGACACAAAATAATCCCCGCCGATATTCCACTTTTTATCCGCATTCACTTTTAATATGGTGTCCTGAAATCCGTTCTTTAGTATGTGGAAATTCTGGTTATTATTATTTATTATACTACCATTGGCATCTGAAAAAAACACCTTGTTTTGTGGAAATATAAAATCAGTGTAATTAAGTGAATTTCCCACCCATGTTATATTATCAAACAGGCTATCCATCATTCCTGAAAATGGTGTCCAGTCGTTTGCAGTGCCAATGCCTGAGCTATCAATAGTGTTACCGGTAAATGCAGCAAAACCACCCTTCCTGCCAACGCTGCTGCCATCCAATATAAATTCAGGGCTGGTCATAAAAGCACCCCGGCACTTTCTGACAATATTGTTTGAATATACAATTGTACGAGGAGGTAAAAACCCCGCATCTACTGGATCTGCAGCCTGGAAGTTATCTATAGCAAACTGCACATTATAGAAGTAATTACCTGTTATAATCATGTTCAAGGCTGAAAAGCTATGCTCTATTACCGCATCTCCATGTTCGTTCTTTGCAGCCTGCAAGTTGGTATTCGATACCCGGTTGCCTCGTACTACATTGCTAAAATTAGTCAGGTCGTAAAGCGCCTTGGACGCAGACCAATGCACAAAAGAGCCGTTCAGATTATTGGCCTCACAGTCTTCTATGTACAACCCATCCCCTTGTATATTCTCATTAGGGATGTTTATAAAAGAGGAATTGTAGATTTTTATAAATGCACCCCTAACAGTATTATTAAACTGCCAACTGAAATTTGATGCGTTATTTTCTTTGTTACCGTCAATATACACCCGTTCCATTTCAGCATATATAGGTACTAACGCGTCTGTGTCTGTAGTATCAAAGTAGCCACTGTATGTAAACAGGTCGTACACCTTACGAACACCATCACCCGATGTATAGTTTGAACCATAGGGAGCGTTAATATATACCGTATCATTTGATATTGCCGTTATAGCCCTTGACGTGACCGTATTACTGTTACCGTCGCCGTTGTAAATCTGTATGTTATTGCCAACAGCCCACCCGGCAGGGACGCTGCCAACAGTAAAATAAGATTGGCTGGTACTGTAGTTGCTGCTTATGGTTGTTGCTATTTCATTAGCACGGAATATTTTTGCATTTATTAGTTTCTGACCCTTACCAAAAGCAAAAGCATCGTTCATAGTATAGGTATAACCGCCGCCGTCTATTACTCCGTAATTTCCTGCTATCGCTTTTGCTTGATTTAATGCGGTATTGTCCAATCCAAAATACCAAGCTCTTACCGCTCGCTGCGTATTCTCCATACTGTCCCCCAACCGCGTCACCGTCACGTATAGATTGCTGTCTACCACACCCGCTACAATCGTAGCCACAATGCTATCTACATAACGTTTACTGGCAAAGCTATCAGGGACACCGCCCCCACTGCCTACCAATACCCAGCGCAAACAATCATGTACATACAATTGCCCGTCCTGTGGTCGTATTGTTATACGCCCACATTTGGTATAACCGGGATATAAAGCAGTGGTATCGCGATACGGTATTTTCACAAGGCTATCCCCGCCTACGCCGCCCTGCTGTATGTTCAAGGTGGTAGGATTGCCGGGGCGCAATACGGTTTGTGCCATAACACTACCATAGGCAAGCATGACAATGGCAAAAATAATTAGCTTGTATATAGTTCGCATGAGAAAAATAATGTAAGTTTTTGAGTGTTAGAAAGGCCGCTGATATTGCTGAAATCCAATCGGCCTAAAGTTTCTGTAAATGCAGGGTCGAAAGTGTAGTCTATGCCCGGCTGCAATAGCGCGCCATCCAAAAATATCTGCAATGGCTCATTGTAATGAAGCACCCCGTCATCTACCGTGTTCCCCGCAATCTTATTGACACCGATTATCCAATTTATCCGCTTCATTTATATTGATAACTTATCGTACCCGTAAAACCACTTATGAACGTCAAATCTAATACCCCATCTATGAACGTCACTCCCGCATTCACCCAGTCTATCGGGTTACTATCCAGCCATATGATAGGTGACAATTCATCAGCATCTATGGCAACGGTATTCCCGGCAGCAACTACGCTACCCCAGTCCCAGCCGTTTACCACATAGGGACTAGGTACGGGTGCATCGGGTACGTTATAAGATATACGGGTACGCACCTTATAGCAGCCAAATAGTGCATCGTCATTATCGTATAGCTGCAATTCATGTACCGCGTTCTCATTCAATAGGGCTGTAAGTATAGAAATACTTTCGCCCGTGGTTACGCTAACCCCAAATTCTCGATATACATTGTTGAAAGACAGCCGCGCTACCCATGACCCGGTCTGATCGGCTTCTATACCCAAATCAGTACCCGTAGAGCATGGGTTAACCAATACCTCAACACAATCAAATGTTTCACACGGGTTGCAATTCATTCCAGTTTCTTTTTAATGTACAACGAACAAACTATAACAGTAGGTACATATAATAAATATAGGAACAGCCACCACCCGCTCAAATTAAATATGGCGTAGGGTATAAAGGTCAATATGGCTATAAAGTGACTGAAACACATGTAACAGCCGCCTAAAAACTTTTCCCAATTATCATGTTTAGCGTACAGCTTCGTTAATACCTTTTGCCACGCTCCGAGTATCTGACCTTCCTGTATGGCGGCATGAAGCACAAAGCACAGGCAGGCACTACCGATCACATATAATACGAGTCCTAACATGAGGTACATGGTTTGGTAACGCACCTTAATGCTACAGGCTGCACTACGTTAAATGTTATACTAACTATGGTCATGTCTTTATCCAGGTTGGCTAATACGTTCACGGCATTTTCTTTATCAAGTTCCTGCAATACCACTACCTCACTTTGATACACCCCGCGGGATAAACGCACCGTAGTGCCATATCCTTGCAGCGTATTCGCCAGGTTGTGCAGCAGTGTGTCCGCATCGGCATTCATTACAAAGGCAACGAGGTTTATTGCCCCATTGGTATTATAGGAGAACTGGCAATCTTCCTGTGGTGTTACCAAATCAAAGGTAACAGCCTGTGGCAGTCGCAAATAGAAATAATCACCTAGGTTATCAGCAGGGAATACGGGTGTTTCACCCGACAGTATATGACCGTTCTCATTCTTATACACGTCACTATACGCGGCATCAAAATAAGTATTGTTTGCCAGTATATAATCTGCTATATGTTTCAGCTTAGCTTTTAACACCTGCCATTATTTTAGTAATTAATTCCGCTTGTATCTCCGCTACATTGACAGCATAGGCCGTTAATTCTGCTTGACCCGCGGCAAATATTTTGCCGAATTTCTTTTCCTGTCCTGCACGTATGGCCGCCGCCCGTTTATCGGTCATACCTGTTACTATGTCCGTTTCATGCACAGATATTTGATAGCTTGCCATCGTAGCACCTGAATACGTTTCATTTACTGCCGATGTATCACGCCCTTGTATCTGCCTTAGCTGCTTATAGCCCGCCGCCAGGTACATGGTAGATTTTGTTTTACGCCCGGTCTTACCTATGGGCTTAAACGATCCTGTGCGTACAAATTGCTTCTTACTGGCATACATGGGCTTACTGCTGTAGTCCCCGGTCTTACCGCCCGCCGTATTCTTACCGTCACGGCTTATGCGGTTCTTTACCTCTGCCAATAATTCATTGACAGCAGGCAGGTAGGCCGATGCACTAACACCCTGTAGCAGTTCATTCATATTCGATATGTATTGTGTACTATCCATTGGTTACCCATCTTATACCGCGGCAATTCAGGCAATCGTCCCTGTATGTTTGTAATATCCCCAACACACCACGCATCATTTCATTCCATTTATTCACGTACTGCTCTTCAAGGTCGGGTAATATCTGTTTTTCTATTTTATCACTATTGTAGGCTACTATATTAGTAAACCTGTTGGTCTTGTATATTTCATCATAAACGGCTATCTGCCACTTGAGCCATATCAATTCACCACTGAAGGACTTTGACAGGTCGCATATCACTTGCTCGTAATCACATTCACAATAGAACTGCACGTTTACCCCGTAGGCTTCTTTCTTTTCCTTCGCTGTACCGTTCCACCCGTTGACCCAGCCACAGTCATTAGGCATTTGCCCATGACACCCTTCGTGACACACCACAGGCGCAGACGCAAAGGCTATGGTACTGCTATCTATGGTCACCCGTGCATTATGCGACTGCAATACAAACGGAAATCCATCCAGTATTTCAGCATCAAATATATTCACCTGGTTAGCTACCAGTGTAACGGGGTATGTGTAGGTATTGTAACCGTCCTCTATTTTAATAGTGCTGTCACCGCTTGCTAACGGGTACACCTGTATTGCCTTGATCTTTGTTTTGCGTAGGTGTCCTTTGAACTTATTGGCCTTATGCAGTGTTACACCACGGTAACCGTTATATAGCCCTAGTGCTGCGCCTACATTGAATATTGCACCGTCATATACTGGTTGGCTTTGTATGGTGACTACCTTGTTACTTTGCAGTGCGCCGATAAAATCATTCCTGAATTGCAGCAGGGCGATTTCCTTCTTTGCCATGACCATATCCACACCACGGGTATAGTTGTCGTTCGCTGTGTCGGCAAAGGTCTTTAAGGACATGCCCGCCGCCTTTATGAGCGTAAAGCCGCTAAGGCTGGTAGCTTCATCGGGGCATATGCCAAGCGTAACGATATTATCTAAGCAACTCATAAGAATAAGGGCGCGGCGTTATACCGCGCCCTGTTATATTATACAGTGAAAGTTCCGGTTATCGTACCATTGAAGTCAACGGTGATACCTTCGTAACCGTCATACTCAATATCCGATCCGTTTACCTCGAACACGGCGGAGCCTACATAGTTGTCGTTCATCACGGCAGCAAGCCCGGCAAGGTTCGTAACAAGTACGTCCGGCTGGTTTTCAACACCACCTATATTGCTGGTTGCAGCATAGAATGGGAAGATATCGCCCGGTGTCCATGAGAACGTAGACAATGCTAATGCAGGTGATGGCGTATCGCCTGTAGGGCATGTAGCTATCACAGGTGGGCATGTTCTCCACGTCATCAAACCGTTAACGCCCTGTGCTGAACAGGCCACGTCAGGCATAACAAAGAACTCCCAACGGTGCTTCATGCGAATTACCCATTGCTGATCGCACTTCTCATAGTTGATGTATAAATCCCAGGGAATACCAGTTACAGGGTCTATCAGTGTACCCTCAATGAATCCGTTGGTCCCTTTCCTGTACAACATATCCATATCGCTAATGGAAGTCATTTCAGTACGGAATATCCCAGCATTCTCCAGGTAGTAAACGTATTTGAACGTTTCCGGCGCAATCGTGATGATATGGCCGCCGTTCGCTTCGTCACCCAGTATGGTGTCAGAAAGACCTTCGTCATACCATGTGTTAACGGGTGCAGAGCGGTTGATGTATTGACCTTGCGCATTCAGACCACCCATAGCGGTCATTTGCATCCAGTTATCTACCTCATCACCACCTAATATATACGGCTGCATAAAGCCCGCATTGCTGTACTCGCGGTTTATCTGTATGCGACCCATTGGATTTACGATACCGTTCGCCGGGTTCGTTACCGTGATACGCTTTGATGCGTTACCGTCCGGGTGCACCCCTGCAAGGTCATACAGGCGTGTTAACCAGTCAATTGCCAGTAACCTACGTGCAGCAGGCATCATAGATGCTATAATTTGCTGTGCCGTTCCAGTGAAGTCCCATGCTCCGTTATCCAGCAGGCGAATATCGTCTTTGGCAACGCTGAAACCGTCAATAGCCGTACAACGGGTAATGTCAAACATTATCTGTTTTGGCTCACGACGTGTGCCATCGTCACAAAGGCTATCGTTACAATCGCCCTCTACATCACATAGGATAGGCCAGTAGGTCAAGCGCACTTGACGCAGCTTGCCCGGCCCTTTCAAGAATGTATTAGGGTCAAGAATGATCTGATTGTTTGCACTCGATACCGCGCGCACGAATGGAAAGACGTTATACGTCCGGCCCGTATTCCCGTAGTTGGAAACGAACTGTTGTATTAATATATTGGCATTATTAAATGACATAGCCTTTAAGATTAAAAAGTGAATATTAATCACCGTCTTAAAGGCGTGGTGGGAATTGCCTACAGGCTTTCGTTTAATGGCATAAGCTCGGCCACAT